GGTTATAGTAACGGATGTACCATCCTGTCCGTGTATAGTAACAGGCACAGGACTTGGTGCAACAACGTCGTTGCGGAGGGTTAGCTGGGAGGGTAATGATATTGGTCGTTGAGGTTGAGCGGATGGTGATCCAAAAGCAGGGAGATTTGGGTTGGTTATAGTAACGGATGTACCATCCTGTCCGTGTATAGTAACAGGCACAGGACTTGGTGCAACAACGTCGTTGCGGATGGTTAGCTGGGATAATGATATTTGCTGTTGAGCGGGATCTGCCATGTTCTTCCTTGATTTCTTTCTAATTAATTATGAGTCGAAAGTTGGATTCTGTTGATTAAATAGCTGCAAACAATGAATTTGAAACTAATTGAAATTGAGGCGATTGTTGAGGATCTGATCGATAATATTATTCTGGAAGCTCTTTGTAATAGTTTTGAAACAAAGGAAGAGAGTGCAGCGGCGTTAGAGATGTTAAAAGAGAAGCTCGATGACGTAGAGCCGTCTGTGTTTGACGAAATCTATGAATAAGTATTCTAAAGGTTTATGAGTAACCGTTTTCATAACAAATTTCATCGGCATAATCATCACACGAACTCTACGTGTCCCTCTCAATTTCCGGATTCGAGTTATGATCCTATTGCGTCTCGTACTTCTCCGTTCCAAGGAGAGTTTTATTCTCAGGGAGCAATTACTACTACAGAAACTATAACAACTTATAAAAATTTAAGTGCTTCTTGCAAAATTATTGCAGGAGCGGCAGCCTGTGCCTCTGGAGATTATTCAGGGGTGCTTGGAGGTCGATCGAATACGGCATCGGGGTGCTACGCGATTATTGGTGGCGGTTGTCTAAACAGTGCGTCGGGCTGTTGCAGCACGATTGGTGGAGGTGGTTGCAATTCTGCTCCGGCAGTTGCTGGGACCGTTGGAGGGGGTAATACAAATCAAGCATCAGGCAGTTATAGTGCCGTTGGAGGCGGACAGTGTAATACAGCATCTGCTTATTTTGCTTTTGTTGGTGGGGGTAATATAAATCAAGCATCAGGCTGTTATAGTGCCGTCGGAGGCGGACAGTGTAATACAGCATCTGCTTATTTTGCTTTTGTTGGTGGGGGTAATACAAATCAAGCATCAGGCTGTTATAGTGTCGTCGGGGGCGGAAACGGTAATACATCATCAGGCAATTTTAGTGTCGTGGGGGGTGGTTGTCTAAACGACGCGTCGGGCTGTTGCAGCACGATTGGTGGAGGCGATTGCAATTCTGCTTTGGAAGGCGGGACCGTTGGAGGGGGTTCCGTAAACTGCGCAGGAATCACGGCGACCGTTGGAGGTGGTATCGCAAACTGCGCAGGAGGACTTGCTGGTTTTGTTGGAGGGGGTAATGTAAATCAAGCATCAGGCGGTTATAGTGCCGTCGGGGGCGGACAGTGTAATACAGCATCAGGCTGTTATAGTGCCGTCGGGGGCGGATCAACAAACTGTGCGTCGGTTTACTTCAGCACAATTGGCGGTGGGTTGACTAATACGATAACGACTAGTGCTGCAACCGTTTATTGTAGCTGTGCTACTGCTGATTATAGCACTATTGGAGGTGGTAGAAATAATACTGCTACAGGATATTCTTCGACCATTGCTGGAGGAAACCTCAATCGAATTTCCGCAGAAGCGAGTACGATTGGTGGCGGTTATAATAATACAGCGAGTGGGCTATACAGCACAGTTGGAGGAGGCAGTTGCAATCGCGTTGATGGGTGTTTTTCAGGAATTCTCGGGGGTTGCAGCAACCGTGTTTGTACACAAGCCAATCACACCTTTGTCGCGGGAACGGGCATCGTTGCTCTATCGAGCTGTACGACCTACGTGAACAGACTCGAAGTTGATAGAAAAAATTTCCATTCTAAATCCGAAATTGTACTTCAAGACACCGGTTCTTGTCGGTGGACCGTATTTGTTACGACCGCTGGAGTTGTTAGCGCAGTGCCCGCCTAATTGAACCCATAGCTCTTTATGAAGATTGTTATTAGACCTGAACAAAGCATTGAAGTAGATACAATCGTCGTTGAAAAAATTGAGGATTCCTTCGAAGAGTTTAAGATTATTGCTCACCTCAAAGATGTTCCCCGGCGTCTAATTTTATGGGCGGGGGAAACTGAATACAATGAAGCTGGAGCTTGGACAAACCAAAGTGCTATCGATCGGGTAAACGAGATTTTAAACTCTGGCAATCCCACTTGGGAACACTAAACGTATCCAAAAGTAGTTTGATATTCCCGAAAGCGATTGTTAATGTAATCACAAATTCCTTTTCCTAAAACGGATTCCGCATCAAACACAGGCGGCTTTATTACACTTCGAATCGAATGCAAATCCGAAGTTAATCCGTAAACCGCATCATCTTCCTTTACGGTTTGTTCTACGTTGTTAAAATCGTGCAAACAACGAGGAAGTTCCAAATAGTCGTACAGCTCGTCCATAACGGATTGCGGCTGCTCAGTAAAATCTTCCGCTTTAATAAAGTGCATTTGAGCAGAGATTCCTTCATGAAAGCATTGTTGTATCCGTTCTAAGGCTAACCCAACCGGGGGAGTATTCAGCCAATAGTCAACTCGCTTCGCTGTACTAGTCCCAATAAGCTCCGCGTGTCTAACAAACTCGTGGTGAGTCTCACAATTCTTGCGAAATATTTTTTCAAGAGAAGCTAAAATGGATCTTAAATCTCTTACCATACAAACGACTTTGGGAGCATATGGCATAAAGGACTTAAACCAATCATAATGAATGGCGGCTCCTCTCGTTTTTATGCAAATAGAAGGCTTCTCTGTATAACTCTCTGCATAGCCGTGGAGTCCTCCCCAACAAAACCCTCTCCAATTTCTAAGAGCTATATGCGGCTCTGTAGCTTTAACTTCTGGGGTGCTTGTGTAATTTATACGAGCCCCGTATAGATATTCCAAAACAGGATCCGTCGCTGTAGCGCATACGTTAGGATTCTGATTGAGAACGCACTGCAACAAAGTACTCATACTTCGGGGCATCGAAGAATTAAAGAAGATGTTTTTTGTCACAGATTTAGGCAATTGACTTCGCGAATTCATGAACGTCAAAAAGATTCATAAGATTGTCATAAGGACATTCGTATAATCTGCTTCCAGTCCAATCGTTTTCGTCCACATAAGAATCAATATTGTGCACAAAGTTTCTCTCTTTAGTTACCTGAATATTTGTGTGCAATTCATGACCAAACACCTTTGGGTTATTTGCAATCCAACCCACTGTTGCTGGTTTATTTAAAGCAGCAGCTGCATGTTGAATCACAGAGTCAATTCCGATGATTTTATCTACATGAGGAATGATTGCAAAGATGTTTCTGATATTATTATCCCCAACAGAAACGGTTCCTTCAAAACTAGGCTGATTGTCTCGTCGAACGTGCAGAATCTGACCAAATCGGGGGCGCACTGTATTGATTAATTGTTGAGTAAATGCTGGCGGTAAATCCCGCGCCCACGAATAAGGAACAGACTGATTCTCTGCTCCTCCGTTGCTTTGCAACAATAACGTGGGACCATTTTGATTCACAAACCTTTGCCCGTAAATTACTTCCCGCTCAGTAAGAAACAACTCCGGATTCGTTCCATCAGAAGCCACTCCCACCAAATCACACCAGATCTCAACTAAATGCTTCCGTTGATATACAAAATCTTCCGTGTTATAAGGGTCCAACCTAAAAACCCTGGTATCCTTGTTCTTGATGTAGTCCTCGTAGAAATACGGAAAAGAACCAATTCTAAACACCCGATAAACATATGGGTTGTTAATAAAAGCCTCAGGCCAGGCAGTAACGACTATTACTTTTCTTTCTGGAACGGATTTCTTGTAAGCTCTGATCATAGCAGAAGCCAAAATGTTCTTTCCGATTCCACCGTCCACTTGAAATACAGAATAATTGTCTTGCGTCATCAGAGTAATTTAAAATGAAATGAAGGAAAAACAACGCTAAACTGATAAATATAGTTACAACCATTTATGAAACCAAGCTGCACAGTTCTTCTCGAAAAGGCGTATTTAGCAATCACAAAACCTATGCCTTCTGTACCATCAGACGAAGTAGAGTTAGGAACGCCTGAAGTTATGTCTCCGTCCGGATCGATTGAACTGAGCGACGATAGCGCTGGCGATTGTGGCTGTAACTGTAAATGGGCAGCAAATGGTTGTACTTGTGGAGGTTGCCCGGATTGCTGCGTGGGAGATGAAACATACGATATCGAGGAAGAGGAGAAAGAAGAAGATCTGATGTCTATCTCAAATCTCGATTCGATTCGGGAAAGCATTATGAGGATTGCTCAATTCTGTGCTACAGGGAAACATCTGCACACGTGGCAGCAACAGAAATTAGCAATCGCTATGGACAATCTTAGCGAACTGTCTCGATCCCTCCGTCGGAATCGGTAAATCTGTTGTCTCTAACGGAGACGACGCGATTTTCTCCGAATTTTCAGAAGACAAATTCCAGCGGTTACTCCAACGGCTAACGCAATTACTAAGCTGTTGTGCAAAAGGTCTTTGAGTTTCATACTAAAGTTTGTGTAGTATCTTCAGAGAAAAATTTGGACGCAGAATTGAATGCAATACATTCGATGTCATTGAAGTTAAAGATGTCAAGAGCTCTCATATCTCGTTTGTACTCTTCTAAGTAAATTACTCGTTTAATTCCGTAAGCAGAAATCATCGATGCGCAGCAACTGCATGGAAGTAAAGTACAGGCAAGCGTCTTGCATTCCCCCCTCCTTAGCAAGGACAATAGATTCGCCTCAGCGTGAATCATATAAGGTAAACGCTCTTCTCTGTTTGCCCAGAATTCAGGGGTTACGTTTATTCCTGGTGCTAACCCATTGTACGCTACACCAATAACTCTGTTTGAGAAATCTAATGCACAGGCTCCTACTTTCTTATAAGGATCTTCAGATCTCAAAGAAGCCACTTGTGCGATTTTAATTGCATACTCGTCCCAGGAGATTCTGTTATTGGTGTTCATTAATTAGCGCTAAGGTATGAGGAGAAATTACCACAAACCCGTCTCGAGATCAACTCGCAGACGTATGAATTTTCAAGGCAATCAAGTTTGCGAAATATGTAAACAGAAGCAAGTCCTTGTACAGCATCATATCCGGGGCAGAGAAATCCCCCAAGCCAATCACCCCTCAAACTTAGCTAATATCTGCTCAAATTGCCATGTCTCTGTTCACCACGGAGATATTATTATCGAAAAAAAATTCCAAACCACTAACGGACTATTGCTGATATGGCACTATAAGCACGAACAATCCGTTACTAACCAAGACGCTGTTTGCTTTCTGCAAAAGACCTCTTAGTCTACGCCAGAGTAACCAGATACTTGAGCTTATTGAGGTTGTGGAGCACTTCGTCTCGAATATTAAGCAAATCTGTATCGGTTCCTTCGTCGATATTCTCGTTAAACGTCGTCGATAGATAACCAGTAACCTCATCGAGCACAGAGGTAACCTTTAGACTTCCGTAATTAAAGATGTCTAAACTAGCTCCTTCGGGATATACAATTCTTCCGTGCTTGCCTTGGTATACCTCCACCATTCCGTCAATCAAATCGTCTAAGCTATCATAGGCTTGACCGAACGCTTGATGCTCCGCAAAACTCTTTGTCTGCCAATGAAGAACTCTGAGCTGAGTCTGCAGCTTCATTAAGTTCAAAATAACTTTATACATGATTAGATTGAGCCGGAGAAGGTGTTCGGGACTTTAACGTCTACTCCAGGAGTAGAAGTTGCCGTTTTGTTTTCAGCTCTCCAGTATTGATAAGCTAAGGTTGCTTGTACTGTAGCAACGTTTCCAGTGTCTTTGATATCGTAACCTACATCAGCAAGCGCTTGAACGTATACTCCGTAAAGATTGTAGACCCGAACGATGGAGGGGCCTGTAGCCCGATCTCCTGGTCCAAGCAGAGCCATCGTAAGCACTGAGTCCGGGCCCGGAATTCCATAGTCTCCCGTCGACGTATCGTCGTTGAAGGTCTTAAACGTCTCCTGCTCAAGCAACGAGCGAATGTCGTAGTCCGCATCGCAACGGAATGTAACCTGGTAGCCCGTCGAGCCTGGATAAGAAGCCGTACCTGGAACATTAAACGACAGGCCCATATAAGGCACAGCCACCTGGTTAATCGACCGGCCCGGCAGCGACGCAGTCTCTACATATACTAACTGATCCTCTTGGAGCGGTACTCTTCCAAGCTGCAACAATCTAAATTGAAAAAGACGGGCAAAATCTTTTGTTTGAGCTGCTCTATAAAAATCAACGATGTTTTGTGCCATATGTATTATTTATCTTTTGGCTCCAGATTTATTAGAACGTCCGTCGGAAAACTAAATTTCCGCAATCCCAAATTCTCGAAAACCCTGCAGACTTCATATTTTCGTGCTCTGTTTGTTCTGGGTTAAACCGTTCCCCGAGCACCGAGCGCAGCTTGTGTTTTTGGAAATTTGTGCGGTGGCGCAAGTTTCTGTCTTGATCAAAATACCAATAATTTGGAGAAGAAGCGTGGGAGAAAGTGAACCCTAGCGACTTATAAAGATTTCCGTTGCTAAACCGTCTGTTGGCATAACTTAGAATTTCCGAGGGGGAATGTGTTTTGACGAAAAAATCAAACAATTTGGAAGCTCCTCCAACCACAGTAGTGAATTGTTTGTTACAAAAACGCATGAGCTCTAACGCGGGGTTTGCTCCGGTGATCTTTCTTTTTCCGAAAGTCATCACAGCGACTAATTCGTCTTCAAAGAACAAACCAAAACGGTACTTTGAGTTGTCTGGTCCTTGGATATGGTTCGAAAAAAGAAAATCGTTCTTCACATTAGTATCGATTTCTCTCACTGTGCATTTTCGAGCGTAAATTTTTCTCGGAGTAAGTCCGAGCTTGTTTGCAATCATGGATTTGATTAATTCGGGATGCTGAACCCACTCATTCTCAAAAACATGAATTAACTGGATTCCTTGTTGCTGACAAAGCAATGTTTTGTTTAAATGGTAATTTTTATCAATTCGTTCGTCTGAATGCCAATACAAGCCATCAAACTCAATTGCAATTTTTTTGTCAGGAACAAACAAATCAAGTTCGAGGGGAGGAATAATCCGCTTGCTGTTTCGAATCACCGTAAGACCCAATGTTTCTTCGACGTAATTCCCGATTTGATGTTCCGGAAAAGAAACAGAGACTTTGCGGCATTGGGGACATCTAACATTAAAAGCCTTTGTTCTTTCATAAGAAGTGTTGCACTTGCTGCATTTGAAGGTTAAACAGCCTGTTTTAACAAATTCTTCTTTCGACGAAACGATTTGCTCTGTTCGTGCAGAAAATCTATTACTCCAAACTTCATAATTTTTCGAACGAATCGTTTGTCGCCCTCTTTCATTTCGCTCTTCAGAGACTGCGCGGACCGCACAAGCGGATCCACAATACATTTTGTAACCCAAGCTCAACGTCTGAAATTTGGTATCATTTGTATGACAAACTTGGCATTTTGGAGGACGACAAACATCATGAAGAACCGAAAAAACTTTCTCGGCAAACGTAGAGTCTTCTCGTTGGAGTTTACAGTGCACAAAAACATTTTTATAAACATCAAAATCCGCTTTTCTCAAGGTTTGTTTGAAAGAATTCAGCGGAAGGGTAGAAACGTACAAAGCTAGTTTCTTTTTTGTTTCGTCGGCGCTCGCTGACAAAAACTGTCGCTGTTCTGCTACACATAAATTATGTTTCTTTTTGTTTTGAATACAATCGTTCGTCTTGCATGAACCAAACCCTTTCTCTATCGAAACAAAGTCTAATCGTTTTCCGCATTCGTTGCAAACCCTTTTCGCAGAAGGGTTCAAAAGACAATAAACTCCTTCTTCAAAAGAACCTCTATTCGCTTTTTCTAAAACAAATTTAAACCACTTTGGGTGGTTGTGTAGAAACAAAATCTTCTTTCCAGCAATATTTTTCTGAGCCTTCAGAAAAGAAACAATCTCTGCTTCATTGACATCCGTACAATCTAACCCCAATGCTTGCATTTCCAATTCTTTTAATTTAGCCGAAACCTTTGTTCCTCGTTTTGCTCTCGTTAAAGATCTCTGACGAACCATATCTGGATCTAATGAAACACAAGCACGGTTACAATACGAATTATATTCCCACTTGCTGTTCACTCCAAACTTTTGAATTTCGTTTCCACAAACCTTACACTTCGGAACTGTTTTTAAACCGTTCACAAAATGATATAATAATTGAGACTCGTTTGTAATAGAATCTAAATTGTTTGCTTTGCCAAATTCTTTGATTCTATTCCGCAAACCATCGTTTGCTTTAAACAACCAAAACAAAAACTTTCCTCCTTGCTCTTTCCGAATTTGTTTGATTTGCTCTTTAAGTGAGTCGAAATTGTCCGCTGAATCCATCGATGATAATTATATACCAAAGCAAAAAAAATGGCCCTTTTGGGGCCATTTTTTGATTTTTGGAGTTCGTTTACAGAAGCTCCGTGAAGTTCTGACCAGTTCTCGTCGCGATGAAATTCACGAGCAAAAATTCTGCAGTCCGCACGGGCTTGAGATAAATGTCCACAACTAACTTGTTCTCGTCAATCGTCTGTGGGGTGTTGTTTCTGGAATCGCAGACGATGAGATAATCGTACAGGCCTTCGGTATTTTTTGCGAAGTCGAAGATTGGGGAGATTGTGTTTTTCAGGCGAGTTCTGGTAAACTCCGTATTCGGTTCGAATACGAAATACTTTAGAGCCCGTTGTGTTGCTCTTTCCAGAGTAAGGAACAGACGTCTGACATTAATTCTGTCAAAGGCTGTTGGCCGGGTCTGGAGTGTTTTTTGGCCCATGACTGTAAAGCCATCAGTCGAGAAGAACACAACAGGGTTAACCGAGATCTCGTACAGACGATCTCTCTGCTTTTGGTTAGGATTAAATGCAATATCCGTTACACTGAACGTGCCTCTGTTTAAACCAGCCGGGGCCGACCAAGGATAGGCAGTAGCATCATTCTTTGCGAAGATTGCAGCAGCAAACCCAGAAAACGGAACCCAAACATTTCTGCCAGAGAACACATCAGCCACCTTAGCCCAGTTGCCATAGGTAGCCATATAATTGCTTTCATAACCACTAAAGAACGTCTTTAGCGGGTTAAGAATATTAGATGTGAAGTTTTTGCTGGGATCGTTGATTACTTTTGTGTCCTTGCCGGATACAAAGATTGGGCGGGGCGCGTCAATGATTGCAACACAATCCTTTCTCGTATCTTCAGCAAACGTTTTGAGCTCTTGTGTTACGGCTTTCCAGTCGTCGTATAAACTATCAACGCTGGAGACATAATTCGTATCATCAAAGGCACTAAGTCCGGAAGCCATGCTATACACAGTTGAAAGACCAGCATCAATGATTACGTCTACTGTGCTATCCTCAACAGTTTCGAGCGTTCTGAGAACCCGATCGAGTTTGAGCGGCACAGAACCAATTACTTTTGTCAATTCTTGTGCCCGGGCATCTGGAGTATATACACCAATTGGATACAACCCCTTGGCTTCTGGAGAAATATATACTCGACTTGTTGGTTTGGGAGAATTTACAGACCAATCAAACACATTCGAGACATTCGTATTAACAAGAATTTCGATGTTGGGGCTTGCTTGATTTACAACGGTTTCGATGAAACCACTTTGCAAACTACCGCCGCTCGGATTCGTATTTTTTCTGTTATAATCAAGAGATCCCAGATACGTTTCCGTAATACCTAAAGTAAGCACGCTGGCATCTGCTGCAGAACGACGGATCTTGAACAATCCGACGGAAATATAATCCTGATACAGATCAGTCTCAAATCCGGCAAACCCAACTTTCTCTAATCTTTCCGAGATGCTAGTAGTTCCTTTTGCGCTATCCGTAGCCGATGCGGAAAGCTTGAAGTCTAAGCGGGAAGTGCTGATAGCTTCAAAACTAACAGTCGAGAGGGCATCCGAAACTACAGACTTCAGAGTTTTAATCGAGTCAAAATTTGGAGAATCCTCCGTAGATACAGCTGAGTTATCAGCGAGACCAAAGTAGTATCCTTCTCCAATTTCGTTAACAGTTGTCTGATTGCTGTTTAATACAACTAATCCAGCAGTAATGTTAGAAATATTGCCAGAATTGGTACTGGTTGGGCTAAGCCAATTGAAATCCCCTTGTTTAAGTTTCTGATAATCGCTCTGGGAGATGCGGACATGCGTGGGGGCGTTGACTTTCCACAGATAGTTAGCGTCTACAGACAGTTGCTGAAGCGTCGTTTTTTCCGTAGCAATATTCCAAGCAGAAACTCCTTGAATCCAAGATGTGCTCAAACTAGGAACGGCCGACGACAGTACATCAAAAGCAGTTGCGATGGCTTGTATCTCAGCATTACTTGATAGTTTTGCTGCGACATTTGACGTCGAAAAGGACGGGACAGCGTTAAAGAGCGTGACATACCCCTGAATATCATTCTTGGTTGCGCTCGTCATCGGAAACAACAACCCGCTATAGGCTTTTGCGAAATCCGTTCCAGTGTTGTCTCCGTAAGGTAATCTCAAGGAAATGAGGGTGCCGGGAGATTCCAACACTTGCTTGCACGAGTAATAAAAGTAGCGCTCCGCAGGCGTTGTCGGAATACCATACACACTCTCAAGCTCGCTTACAGTAGTAATAAACAACGGCTCGCTACTCGGTCCTTGCGAAGCAAACCCCGGAACAACCACTGTAGTACCTGTGCTCGTAGAAGCACGAAGAGATAAATCCTTTTCGTTAATTTGTACACCTGGCGAATTAATAAACATATACCTTATTTATCATTTGCCTGAATAATTTTTTTCCGAAGAACGGACCAAACCCTACCACGGGAATAAGTACACTCACAAAAAAGCCGTTTGGGTTTTTGGTCTGACTACCTCTAGTTGGTTATACTGAAATTGAGCAGTGCATTCCAGAATTTCTCCCTCTCTATAAGAATAGTTAATACCGCCCAAATTCGTGATGAATGCATTATAATATTTAAACTCTAAGACTACATCGTTGTATTCATTTAGAGCCAAAATCGAAAACGTTGTTTGATATTCCTTGTTGTTTCCTAATCTAGTCTTCTCGTCGGTTGTTATTTCGTTTGCTGCTGTGCCGGAATATGAATTCTTTGTGGGGTGGTTAAGAACTTCTAGCCATTTCCACAAAACGTAGTAATTATGATAAGTGTTATCAACGACGAAGTTAATCGCCAGCGGTTCGTAATTTGGTCGGACGTAAGACGTTAAGTTTAAATGTTGTCCAGCATATCCTAAATTAACAGACGGTACTGCAATCGTGGGGACAACGGTTCCGTATACGCTCATTTGGAGGGGGCTAATTTTTATTAAATCGTCTTCCGTGGAGCGTTTTCTCAATACATGGGGGAGTTCCAGAACCATGACGAATTTGTCTCTTGCGGCTCTGTTCAGAGAAGATTGTAAAGTTGGATTTGTGCAGTTTGAATCAGACATCGGGCAAATACATAGAATATCCCATACTCTCGAGAGATTCCATGTCTAACTCATACTTATCGAGGTCAGCGATTTCGTCGTTTGAAATGTTAAGGGAGCTAAATGCTAGTCCTGGTTTTTGAATAATATGCTCCGTCGGGCCGACATCTCTAAGGTCATATGTGCTAGAAACGGTTTCCCAAAACCCATTAGAAGCAATTTTTAGAGGTTTGTGTTGCAAATCGAATTCCGTGATTTCAAAATATTGCTGACAGATTTCTGGTTCTAAAATAAACAGAGCCCAGGTCAATGACATGACCCGATCGTCAAAGAATACATCAGTTTTTTTGCGAAAGATGCCATTCGGATGTCTAACGAATGTTTCAAGCTCGGAGATCGTACCAGAATCGTTAATCCGCACTGCTTGAAGATGATTTACCCAGTAACGTAGATTTTGCACTCCATCAAATCTAATATTAGTATGAGACAAAACCCCGATGTTTCTTGTCTTATTGTATTTTTCGCTTTCTGAAATTTTGCTATACGAAATCAGTTTTTCGTATTGATGTTTATGATACAAAGCGTCGATTACTTGAGCTCCGCAATTGTTTCTTTCAATTAGCATGGGAGCTACTCCCCACGAATTACCAATGACGTTTAATTTGTTAGCAAAATGGTACGGCTCAATAATTGAAGATGAGTATACTGCTACCTGTTCAATGTTTTGTAAATCTGTTATATCCAAAACCTGAGCGACGGAGGCAGCTCGGCCAATACCTTCTCCAACGTCTACTCCGATAACATAATGGTGTGTGGGATCCGGAAACGCAAAGACCGTATACTCCCCTCCTTCGGATGTCCAAACTGGTGGCTTTTTTTCTCTCTTGAGCTTTTCGATAAGAGCCGCTCCGATAACCGAAACGTTGTTATCCAAAAAGCTATTCCCAAACTCTTGGTGGAACTTCTCTTCTGAGCCCAAAGCAGAAATCATCGTTTTTTTCCAGGCCTCGTCTCTACCCGGAACGTCCCACCAATCGACTCTTTCAGCAACCCAGCCATTCGCTTTCTTTTCTGCTTCCGTATAGATCTCGTAAAACTTATTGCCAACACCATTCGGGGTTGAAACCATAAGAATTTTTGACGATAAACCAGAAGACACGGAAGGAATAACAGACGCCCAAAACTCCTCCAGCAAATGAGATTCGATGAAGGCTGCTTCGTCAATTGCCAAACAATTCAGTGTATCTCCTCTGATTGAAGTGGCGGTAGTAGTCGACACAATAACACTCGAATCATTCTCCAAGGTCATTCCTGTCTTAGCGTAATCCTTTACGCCTGGCTTAATATAATTGGGAAGCTGTTCGTAAGCAAGCCGAATTCTTTTGAAAATGTTAATTGCTGTAGTTTCTTTGTTGGCAACAATTGCGGCACGGTAGTCTTTGTTGAAACATACCATCCAAAGAACAAAGATTGTAAGCAATGTACTTTTTCCTGTTTGTCGTGCGGACAACAAAGACACGAAGCGATTGTCAGCCAAAGAACGAAGAATCCTTCTTTGGGCCTCGTATAGTTTTATTTTCTGTTTTCCTTTGTCGATGGTTACAATGAAGAAGAAGTTCTCGGCAAAGTATACGACGTCTGCCCGACACCGCTGAAGTTCCAACACCATGTCGGCAGTAAAAGAATACTGGGCTCCCGCTACAGGAATGTTCTTTGCTCCTCTATAATAAAAAGAAGCGTCGACGGGATCTTCGTTTATTTCCTTTATCTCTTCATTGTCTGAATTATTAAATCCTTGCTCTGTAAATTTGTCAATGTTTAACTCCGCATCTAATAGTTGATCTTGAGTCTGCGAACTTAAAGATTCCTTGGGAACCACGGCGGCGTCAATAGAAGGGGTGATGGCTAATTGACTACGGGTATTGTACTGATCTCTGATAAGAGGCAGCATTAACTCGGATCCGTCATCCTTATCATAAAGAACGATCCGCTTTTTGTGAGGCTTTGGATGTTTTCGGGGACGACCTTTTTTTGGTTTATTCTTACTGCCTTTTGGTCTACCGCGTCCTCTCTTCATACTCCCCTCAGACTCAGACGACAGGGGTTTATTCTCGTCAGCGTTCATGCTTACGGTCGGTTTGAAGCAATGTCCATGAACGTAGAACGAAGGAGATCAACAACCGCTGCTTCGTCTTTAGCAGACGGAGCATATAAAATAGACACTTTCTCGTCATTCATGTCATAACCAAGAACCAAAAAAGAGCTCAAATACTCTTGTGCTATTACAGAAAGATGTGACATTTCCTGCACCTGTTGCTTATGAGTGTCATCAGATTCTTTCTTAAATCTCGTAAGAGCTTGCAGCAACATTTTTTGGAGCTTGACTTGTTCGGATGCAGGTACCCCCTCAAGTCCCTCCACAGTTGCTTCAGCCGATAACGAATTTCCTACAGAATTATCTTCAGGGGGCTTTGGCTTTTGGTCGGAAAGCGGCTCTGATCTTTTCTTTTTTTTAGAAGCCATCATATTGTATTTATTAAGCGGCAACAACTCTCTCCGTACCCCTGATTCCATGCTTAACTAAATGCTCGATTAGTACTTCAAATGAACTAGTTTGCAGCCGTAAGCGATTAGGCAAATATTGACCGCCATCGTGGAGCTCAAAATAGTTGTCCCCAAAATACGGATCGTTAATGTAACAAGTACAGAACACAGAAGCGCCTGCCGGATCAATCATAATAGTCCAAGCTCTTGGGTCCCCCTCAGAGTATTCAGCAAATAATTTATTTGCCATATACCCCGCATCTCTTAGCCGCTTTAACGTGTAACCAAGTGTTGTTAGTTTATTAGCCATGCAGGCTAATTAAGACGATTATCTGACAAGTCCAGAGATTACGTACTTTGTACTCCCCGACTCAAACGAGAATATTTTCAGCTGCTGATTTACAGCGACAGACACAAAATCCTGGGCAAAACTCATCAGTAAAAGACTCTGGATATTCAGGGGAATAGGAGACTTAATTCCTTCCCCGCTATACTCGTCTGCAATATCCAAAGTCACCTCGTTTGTATTGTGCTTTTGATCATCCCCAATACGAGCATATACCTTACTTCCCTCCGTAAAGACATACAGCTTCTCGGCTTCGGGTATAATCGAGTTAAACCTTAGAACTTCTGCAAATTTTGCTTTCGGCATCTCAAACCCTGTCTCGAATTCAAGTGAATTGATTTTTTCTTCGTTGATAGCCTTCTTAGCTGAAACAAAAGATTCGTCCAGCAAATGATACTTAAACGTAAAAACAGGACTCTTGTATCTAACAAAATTATCTTCGATTGATAATACAATACTATCAGAATCAATACCCTGAATCAGCCGAAGAAAGCTCTTACAGTCCGGAATGATCCATTTAGACACAATCGATGCTTCGCATGGTGCAGAAGCCAGCATGATTGTAGATCCGTCTGCTGTAGTAACCAACGTTTTAATTCGTTCTCTGCTCGGAGCAACTTCCAAACAGACGTTTTCTGCCAATTTGCTAGCAGGATTCAAAACACTATCTACAAATTCTCTCTTGTTAAGACTGATTTCCATTATGCGGGTTTATTAAAAAATCGACGAGCTCTTACAGAGACCTCCGAGGTCTCTAGCGCCGTCGCAATGCGCTCAAGTGTAGCTCCAATTTGCTCCAAAGTCAATTGTAATTTTTCGTCTACTACTTGTCTAGTCACAGGAACAGGAACGGATGTCGCTGGGGCAGGAGCTAGAGATGATGGGGGAACAAACATTTCCTCTGCTGCGGGGGCTGTTTGATGTTGGGCAGCCGGAAGCGGATACATAGCTTCTGCTTCGGCTTGCAATGCTGCCATCATATTACGTTGCTGCCTGCCTTTGTCTTGTTTTATAAGCGGACTTAAAAATTCCCTCGGATCAATACGAGCAGAAGGCATGCTACCTCTGTTATCAGTCACGTTTTGATCTATGTTTAGAAGCTCGCTGCCAAAAATCTTAGCAATCGTCGCAGTCGCGATGGAGTCCGAATTAAATGCCATGTAGTAAATTTACTACACTTCAGGAATAAATCAACTTACCGAATTCCGTGGCCCGTTACAATATACATTATTCCTACAAAACCAAGAAAGTTTGCAACCATCCCGATCCCAATCGTAACCCACATAAATTTCTTGAGTCCGTCGACAGTCGAACCTAAATGATTGACACGGCTTCTCAATCCGTTTTCTCCATCCACCCCAAACAAAGCATGCTTTGTGGAGAGCAATTCAATATGAATCTTATCAATAGTCTCTTTAAGCTTTTCCAACTTATCAATAAACTCCTTCTGAGTCTTAATAGACTCTTTGAGTTCTATTTTGTGTTGGATATCCGATTCCCCACAGCTTGTTTCCATAAATGTAAAGCTACTTATTATATCACACGTCAAACCTTAAGGTTTGAGCTCTAATTTAAACGCTTTTAACGTATGCTCGAACGGATTTCCTTCAATTTGAGCCACTGCCTTCAGCATCTTTTGCGCCACATCTCGTATTTCCACTTGCGCGTGCTCACTATTTCTCAAGTTCTGGAAATTCACAAATGAACGCATGTTAAACATAACATCCGACTGAATCTGACTGTTATATGTCTTGAAAAATCGTGCAGACTCTTTTGCTCTCTTTCGTCCTAATACACCTTCCAAATCACCTAAACAGCTATGATAGAGCCGATTACCTAGCTCTGTATATTCGAGCAAAGTATCAAGCCAGTAGTAGTAGGCATCTGTACTTCCGAATTGGACGCGCCGGTCCAGGCGTTTGATGCCGAGCCAATCTTGAGGAAGATAATATTTGTCTTCTTTTAATTCTTTATAGCGGGCAGACTCAGCATTGAGGCTAGAAATGCGATGCTTTAGTAAATGAATATGAGAAGCGATGTCAGTGTTTACAAGAAAATGCAAAACAACTTTTTCGAATGGGGTGTGATGTCCTTCAGAAGCTAACATATTGATAAGCTTCGGGATTCTGGCCTTTTTATCCTCTGTCAGTTCTCGTGACGTACTGGTCCAAGCAGAACAAGCAATAATCTCGTCGGAGCCATAATAGCCCAACAGCTCTACTGAATTCTCTCCCTTCATCGCTTCTCCATTTGTTGAGAATACACAGTGTATACTTCGTATTCTTCGTCTGTAACTTCTGCAAAGTCCGCCCCAGCTCGATCCCGTTTGATTACTTCGATAGTACCAACGAATTCGTAACCGTCTACTTCCGAGCTTACGTTAATTTTGTCTCCTACTTCTACGAAAATCCCGTTCTTATCCTTCATGAGTAAAATTAAACTTCAAATCCAGCCCGGGCTACAGCCAGCATTTCGATTGCTCTTCCCAAAGCGATTTTGTTACCTAAACGACGGTTAAAATTGTCTTGCTGAGAGCAATACGAAATACCAAATCCGGTATTTTGGTCATACGGATCTGTAATTTCAATAGTTGTCTTGCCTCCACGGGAAAGCGGAACTTTATTCTTGTCGTAAGGACGCTCGTGCATCACTCGGACCTTATACCCTGCTTGTCTCAATTCTCTAATTGTTTTTGTCATGTGTTTATTTACTGGTGAACTACATCTTACGTCTTTTGTATATAAAAATCAACTAGGGGATTTGTATAAAAAAAGGCTGGCTGATGCGAACACCAGCCAGCCAAACTCTATTTGCTACTAAGAAATAGCAACTACCTTAACCCATTCAGGATACCTTTCGATACTACAGCCGTCGCGTTCCAATTATGTAGGCTCTCGATATGATCAGTAACAACGCTGAAATCAAGAACTTTGCCCGTCCCGAACATCGCATCCAGCCCCTCATAAAAGAGCCGAACAGCGTCTTCCGTAAAGACCAAGTGCGATCCATTGAGCTCCGCAAAAGCTTGCTCATCACGCCGTTTACAAATCACAACAACTTCTGTAGGAACTTGTTTGCGACACATCTCTACGATGTCCTCAATGTAAACGGGATCCTTTGGATTGAATTGAATTGTCACACGAGCGACTGATCGTTGGCTGTGGCCATTTGCAGCGCGGCCTCGGGTCAGAATCGCGTCTTGTGCTAATTCAAACGAGCACGGACAAGTGGAGCTATAAATATAGTCTACGGTCAGATAGAACGTATAATCCGCTCCATGTTTCTGGCCTTCGAGAACGCAGTTGTAATAGATATATCCTTCTGCCTTTTTGTGCCCGATCTTTTTGCCGTCAACGATCTTGAATACTTGTTCGTCTGGAGCGTCGTCTGGTAATTCAACGCGAGTACGCAAAGCTTCTTGCACCCAAGGATATTTGAACTTGAGTTTGCAATAAACATTATTAGAGCCTTGTTTCTTCTGCAAAGCATCTAGAATATGAGTAATACCGTCAATCGACACATGATTAGCAATCTGCTCATGCATGACAATCGGAAATCTGCTCAAGTTTAGACCTTTTGCGTTTGGATCATCTAACGAACCATACAGAGAAACACTTGTCGTAAGTTTCTCGATTGTTCCGTCTCTTCTGATGAAGTTAACAGGCAGATCGACTCCAGAAACTCCAACTTTGTTAAGAGGAACACGTGCTCCCAAAACAACAGGATTTACCTGGGGATCTGGAAGATCTGAATCCTCTGGATAATATGCATCATCGTAGCTAAACGAAAGATGCGGCATCTTATTTGAATAATCTGTAAAAGAATTAGACATTTAGTAAAAGTACTACGATTTGATCTTAGAGGTCGGCGAGGAGGGCCTTGAGCTCTTTGTCTGTATCGCTACTAGTTACGTCTTCGTCTGGATCAAACTTATTCGAAGAGGCTTTGGTTGCCGAACTCTTCGTCGAGGGGGACGGGAGCGGCTCGTCTGGTTCAATATCTTCCTGCTCTGCTGGGCTGCCAACTGAGATGTTGAAGAAGTGTTCATCAAGCAGTCGCTGCATTTCTGCTGGAGTGGTTTGCTTGTTGATCGACTTGAGGTCGTGAATCGAATCCAAAATCTCCTGATAGCGGGCGTCATTGACATCGGACAATTTTGCTGCTGTGAGGAATTTCGACGACGCATATGTCACATACTGCTTCGATCCTTTTGCATTGCCCGTACGATTTTCACACTTGATCCGGAGGGTACTTCCGTTCTGAACGTCGAAGATCTTCTCAACACCGAACTCGTCGGAGTCGTCTCCGTCAATAGCGCTCTGAATAACCTTCGCTAGTTCCTTCCCGTATCGAAGGATCTTTACTTTACCTTCATTCTCTGGATTCACTGGATCACTCACAACATAAACATTAACGAACCCAATTTTCTTTCCGAGAAAGAACTGCTGCTGCTTTCTTTTCCGATTCAGTCCCCGTACGATAAGTCTTGAGATAATAGGTATCAATCGGACAAGCCTCTCCGAAAGTTGATGGGCACATGGCCGTTACAAACTTTCCTGTAGAATTCGAGGTCCAAGCGTGCAAGAAGTAATGAAAGATTGTATCTTTCGGGGAGTTCTGGTTTGGTACAAGGCGAACTTGATATGTATTGCCTGGAACAAACTTCATAATCTCTTTGAATGCCGGATTTCCTCCCTTTTCCTTATCCTCCGACTGAGCTTGTTTGATTGCATCGAACATTGATTTTAGTTTAGTATTCATAGTGTTGTTAGTTGGTTTGGTGTTTAGTTTCATTGTTTTTTAGTATTTGTCAACTCTTTGTCGACAAAATTGTTTAGAGTGTTTAGTGCTTTAGTGAGAAACGGCTTAAGAACAGCCGATTTGTTATACTTATTATAAAGTTCTTGAAAGCGCTCGATAAAATTGTTTACAAAAAATCTTTGTATATCTTGCTGCAATGTTTGGACTGCTGTGAGCACGTTGGAAAAACCCATCATGACGTAAATATTAATTTTGTTTTGCTTGTAGTGAGACATCCAAGTAAACAGATCAGCAGTTCGGTGGAAAGGATACTGATGAATATAAAGACCGTTGTCAATACAGAATTTTGCAATGAAATGTAAGGATTCTTTGATGCTATCCAGTTGCGTGTCGGGATCTTGAGAAAACAAAACCTGTTTATACATGGCATAAGCCTTTACAGCTCTCATCGTAGAGAAATAGTCTAAGCCAAAGTATTGTACATCAGGATACAATCTATAAGGAGCCTCGAAGAAAACGTCCAAGTCTATTTCTGGATGCTTTTTGAACAAACTAGTTATTCGTTTAAGGTGTTTATGCTTGTCTGTATCTACAATATCATCGAAGCGTTGCTTGACTCGAAAAGGTTTGTTCTTTAAAGAACGAGAAATTGCTAAATGTTTATTATAAACGCTTTTCTCGAAACTAGTGACCTCGCTTTTTTGCATGTAACTTACGAATACTGGACTTTGTTATTTTAGATTTTACTAGGGATGGATGTAAAATCAACAAAGAAAGTACGGCTTCCTCAAAGGAAGAAGACGAAGTAACTTCCACAAAAAAATCCTGATAATCTTTACGTTCAAGAAGAAGTACGAATAAAGCGGTAACATTGATCTTCTTGCCTTCCAGCATAGAAATTAAGGATCCGGCTTTCAGCAAACCCTCCATAAAATCTCTGTTTTGCAGATGGTCTGTCGGCGAACCAGTCGAGGTTTCTAAATTTAAAGCGGAAAAGCCTAACATCCATTTTATTTATAGGGCTTCAGCATCTTGGTAAACTCTATAAACTCATCGGTTAGGTGGCCGCCGGCTGCTGCTGGGTGTCCACCACCTGACGCAATTCGTTGTACAAATTTTGACACGTCTACCAAATGATTTTTTGGACTTCGCCGAACGGCAATGCGTTTCTGTCGCACCATTACAGCAATAGCAATGTCTATTTCATGAGTATCAAATAGATGTTCACAACACTCTGCAACATATCTATCGCAGTTCACTGCCCCTACTTTTACCCTGGCTCCCTCAAAGTCAATCTCCCCAAAAAATGGCTCCATCGTTTCCAAGTATTCTGCCACGTGTTTTTTATACAACGCGATAGTATTCAATTTGAATTTATCAAAAGGGACAAAGCCGTTATAATAATCTTGGATGAAAGATGAGATTTTATTAGTCATCTCGTGAAAGACAATATTCAACTCCGATGACAATGCTAATTTCTTCGAATTAGAATCCCAATCGTCTGCTAATGCAATCAAAGTTTTGCGAGCTTCAGATAGGTTTTTATCTTTGAGGAAATACTCGTACATCATCTTGGCACACGAAGGAGCGTTTGTAATTCGGGCTTTCGCGTGCTTAAATGGGTATATATTTGTTTGGTGGTGATCTATGATTACTGTATCAGCATTGTCAATCTTATGGCCTATTTTGGATACGTCTAAATCCAAAAAGAACAAACGGTGATTTGAAAGTTTTTTCTCGACCCACTTGTCATAATCTTGTTCTAATTTCATGGGCGTAGTCGCTACGTAATCAGGTTTGTAGCCTAACGCCCAACATAAAGCCAAGTATGATACAATCCCGTCGAGATCTGAATGAAAGAAGGTAGTTATTGAATTATTCACGATTGATTTGGTTTAAAGCTGAATCTAATTTGCGGACATCTGATTCTGTAGAACTCTCGTCATCGAAGTAATCTAAAGAAGTTTCTTTGAGAGTCAACGTGTTGAAGTTGCACTTGAATGCTCCCGTGCCGAAATTCGGACCAAAACGGTTTTTCTGAAAACTCATGTTGATGATACCCAACTCGGTTGACTCCTCATCTCTCCACAAAGAACAAATCGTGTCAGCAGTGGCAGCAAGTCCTATACTTTCGGCAATCCCCTCCATTCCTGGCGATGCAGTATTAAAAGCTCCACGGTTTAATTGCGTGGCGGACACTACTGGTATGTTGTACTTAAACGCAAGGGCCCGCAAATGCTCCGACACTTCTTTTACAGATTCGTACGAATTCATATTCTTCCCAAGAGGCTGCAGTAGATTAATGTAATCAATAACCACAACGTCCGGAACAAACCCCTTGTGCTTGAGTTTTTCAATAAAGCCATCGAGCTGTCGTACTGTCAAAGTTTTGGGCGGAAACTCCTTAATCACGAGGTTGCTAGAAATTTGCTTTTTTATATGTTTCAAAGACTCGACTAGTTCGCTCGTGTAGGTTTTGAGATCTCCATGGGGAATCTGAGACAACTGCGTACTAATTCGTTTTGCATACATGAATTCCGACATTTCCAAGGAAACAAGCAAAACGTTTTTACCTTGCTGAACTAAATTAGCAGCAATGTTTCCGAGCACAATTGATTTCCCCACATTGACTTGACCAGCAAATACATTCAAGGTTTTCGGAAAGAGTCCTCCTTCCGTTTTCTCGTCATAAAACTTCCAGCCGGTAGGAATGGGATGATAAACTGTTTGCAGATCATTGATATGTTTCTCAATATCGTCGAAATACCAATGACCCAAATTATCCCTTAGAGAAATGTTGTATGCCTTTTCAAAGCCAGATAGAGCTGTTTCGATTTGAAATGTTTGATCTGAAAATTTCTCGGCGATGTCCAGGATTGTTTTATATAGGAATCTTTCCTTTAAGAACCGCTCTGTGTTCGAGAGCAACTCGTCTCTATTAAAGTTCGTGTCTAAATCCTTTAGCAAGAGTTTGACCTCCGACAAAGATTTTTTGTCTTCGTCGGAGGCCATTCGTGACTTTAATTCTGTAACAGACGGAACAGATCCGCGATCGTTAAAGAATTCTAAGACCTTTCCAGCTACTCTCCCGATGTGCTTGTTATTGAAAAAAGCAACGTCGAGGTGAGAGGAAATACTACTTACAAACTCACTGCTAGTGAGTAAGTTGAATAGAATTACATTCTCAAAGAAATCAAGATCGAGTTTAGACGTCATCGTCGGCATTATCCTCTACATCATCTGTATCGTCAACGGCCGAATCCATGACACCATAGCATAATTCCTTTTGTAGAGACTCTTCCAACACAGGCAAGAGTTTTTCCCAGACAACCGGATCCTTTTCGATGTTTTTTCGATATCCCAAACTCTCTCCGTTTAACGAATAAGTTTTACCGTTAGTGGAAAGAACATTGAGACTCAAAGCCATATCGAACAATCCCGCATAGGGGTCCAGTCCCGTCTTGAAGTTAAGATACAGTTCTGTTTTTAGATAAGGGGGAACAATGCGATTCTTAACTGTAAGAGCTCCCAGCGTAACGCCAGATACGTTGTTAGCTAGAGCAATAACTTGCTCATCAGGGTTATCCGAGGCCTTTTCAGACTTTGTACTCAACTGAACAAGCACAGAAGCCAAATAAATGGGTCCTTTACCGCCTGCTTGATTCTTGACCATTGACGGGAACATTTCCATTCCTTCGTAAATATGATTAGAGAACAAAATCGGAACCTTTGCCTTTGCGGCTTTGTAGGTAATAGTTCTCATCATAGACTTCATAGCTTTCGCTCTTTGTCCGACGTCTGCAGCATCTTTGCCCTTACGGGCATCCTCAATTTCTTTGGAAGATGCTAAGTTGCCCAATGAATCAATAGAAACGATAAACTTGTGGTCTGGATTATTCGCCGCAATAATATTGTCGAGAAACGAACAAATTTGATTTCTGCATTCTTCGATAGTCTCGACGGGATAGTATTTGGCTCGCTTCAGATCCATACCAACGTTTTTTGCACTCTGTTTATCGACAGCTACTTCCGAATCCCAGATAACAGCAATATAGCCTTGTTTTTGGGCATTAGCAAGTGTCTTGTTGATAATAAGAGTTTTACCTGCGCTTGATGGTCCAGCAAACCCTACAATCCGTCCTCGCGGAATACCTTTGTATAAGGAACCAGAGATGATTGCATTAAGGGCTTTTGAGCCGGTATCAATCCATTCGTCAGGAGTAGAAAGACAATTACTCTCGCTTAGATAAGACGAATCAGGATTCATTTTATCTACCGAACCAAAAATTTCTTTAAGAGAATCTTTGCTCACGGGTTTAGTCCTCAAAAAGTTTAATCACTTCGGGCTCGCCTTTTGGCCGCGAGGGAGGAAACAACTGCTCATACTGAGCAACGAACTGAGGAACAAGTTCCAAAGCAGAGGCTTTCGTAATACTTGTTTTGTTAAACGTCCAGTCTGAGTTTTCGTTGCTGTCGCTCAAAAACTCTTTGAAGAAAAGAGGGAGGAGCTGTAGCTGAAGTTGATTAGTTCCTGGGTTTGGCTGTACGTGTACCAATGCAGGATTCCGCACGACGAGTGTACTGTCGGTTTCGGTTACTGTTTTGGCAATAATTGTTCGCCCGATGTTATCGAGGAACACGATTGGTTGTGTTGTTTGGTTACTCATGATTTTAAATCTTAAAACGGTTTAGTTGTAAATCAACTCACATCCCGAACATTTCAAATAAATCGGTCTGTACTTCTTTGCCAACGACTGGTAATCTCCAGCCAATAGCTTCATACAATCTCTCGATTGGCTGTGTTACTAACTTAGCAAACATTCTATCAAAATCGACAGTCAAATTAAACTCCTTCGGAAGTTCAGAAGGATAAGACAATGCATCCAAATTAAAGCGGTTTTTGTTCAAATATACCTTTTTTACTTTCTGACCCGTCTCAATCTTTGGGAACTTGTCTTCTAGGGACATTTGCTTGATAAGCAAATTGAACGCGATTGCTCCCTTAACATGAGACGGGGTGGCCGGCTTAAATTTCGAAAGAGACGCTCCTTCCGTATACTTCTGCAAATTGTTAATAGAAGAACGAAAAGCAATGTCGTCATTATTGAGCAAACAAAACTGATCGTATGAATCTCTGTATATGCCATTCGCTACTTTGACATCTCGAGACAGTAATGAGTTTCTCGTGATGCTTTCGATTAGGGACTTAACTTTCTTTGGAGTAGTCGAGCGTACCAACTCGACACCCACATATTTAAATTTGTCCGTAGCTACTCCCTCTTCGTCCAGTACATGAAGAATATATCTCTTCTTTTGCAGAAAAACACCGACGTCTGCAATCACTTCTCGTTTGAATACATATCGAGCATCAGTTGAAAACAAATTCCTATTAGCCCAATCAATAATTTTCTCGTTAACTTCCTTGTCGATATCACTAACAATTTTGTGAACCGCATCAGGAATCTTTCCGCTCTCTGTTAACGACAAACCCAACTTCTGCAGAATTGGTTCGATGGTAATATAAATCGAATCGGTATCCTGATAAAGCGTTGTAGAACCAGGAGGTACATCATATTTGGCCTTTGCTAGTTCCTCTACTATCTGGGCTCCTGCTCGGGCAACGTTTTGTCCCGTGACTGTAATAGACATTGCATTATCAATATCCATTAAGGATGAATGCTTGTTGGCAAAGGTGCCATAGATGCTGTTCAAGTAAATCTTCAAAGTATACTGAAGCGTATTCAGATACTCCATTTGTCGTTGGGTATCGACGTCGTTTTTCTTGCTTTTCTTTAGCTTAGATAACTCGTTCTTAGCGGTTACTCGCTCTTTATAGATTTCGTCGATAAGATTAGGAATTACTCCCTTAGTCTTTTGCGAATACATTACGCCCGCCTTCGAGAGTGCAATCTTTTCTTTGATCAAGAACGACTTTAAGTCTTCGACGGAAATTGTATGTGTTTTGCCGTTTATTAGTCGTAATGTTACTTTTGAGTCGTTATCAAAATCTCCCTCGACAATTTTACCTAACTTGGTTTCAGGAGAAATGTTAAGAGTGATAATTGTATTTGGATACAAAGAGTTAACGTCAAAACTTACAATGCCTGTTTGCAATCCTTTCTTTGGATCCATTACATATCCGCCCTCGTAAGATTCTCGGTCAGCCGAACCTCCAAAAGTAGGAATTACAAACCCTTGTTTGTAAGCCTGAATCGCCACAGCGCCAGTAACAATTGCTACCTTTCCTAAGGCCGCTTCGAAGTTCGTACACCCTTTATATGCCAATAGTCGAACAATCTGCAAGTACTTGAGCTTGTCTTCTAGTCCAACAAGAAGCCGTACGTCTTGAATGTTGTAATCGACAAAAAGTTTCCAATCAGTTTGAGATAATTCTGCCAAACTTGTTGCGTTGTAAGCAACCTTGCCTGTACCTAATTCTAGCTCTGCGATATAATTCAGAGAATAGGACTCTCTTTCCCCGACAGAAAAAGTCTTATAGATTTCAAGATAATCGATACAATTGACCCCGCTGATTGTCCACTTAAAGATTTCCTTACCGAAATCGTTAACGTGAGTCATTCTGCCGTGAACTCTTCCAACCGGCGACAGTTGCCGCAAAAAATCTTCTCCGAAGAGTTTTACGAATCTGTTAATCAAGTAAGGAATATCAAATCCAGCAGAATTCCATCCAGACACAACGTCTGGATAATCAGACTTCCAATAATCCACGAAACGGAGTATCAAATCCTTCTCGTCTTTACAACGATAGTAGATATGATCCTCATCTTCGTTTTCGTATTGTTCATACAAACCCCACGTGTGGTAATGTTTCGTAAGGGAATCGTATATTGTAATGAGATTAATCGGATCCTTGGCCTTTTCTGGAACTGGGAATTCCCCCACAGAAAAGGTTTCGATATCTAAGAACATTACCTTCAACGGAAATTTTGAAAACTCCGGCGTGTTGTTAATTTCCTTGAAGGAGTCAATCAAGAATTGCTGTTCAGGATTTATGTTATAAAACAACCGCGTGGAAGGATGTTTGTCTACGAACTTTCTTCGGTCAAAGCTGCTCGTAAAAGACTTTTTTAGCAAAGATGTTTTGAAGATAGAGACAGCATCCTTTGCTTCTTCTTTCTCCACATACAAATACGGCTTGAAAGAAACCTCGGTATCAATACGCCTTCCGTCTTCGGACCAAGTCCGCAGAAAGACACACTCGTCGAAAGGGTTATAACTTACAGATCTGTACATACCATATAATGGTAATACAAAAATTAGGACAAATCAAACAATTAATTTTCTTTCCGCAGAACCGAAAGCAGTGAAATACATTTCATAATGCTTCATTAAATTGTCGGGAGTATCTAACCAATATTTATCCGCAAGGGTTCGAGCCTTTTTGCAATAATCAGCATAAACGGTTTGGTTTTTTGTTACGTGCTTGATGCAATCAATAAAGTCATCTCCGTTTTTATATTTCAGATGAGCGTCTTTGTAAGTGACCATGTCAGGACATACACAAGGCAACCCGACTGCTCCGGACTCGATGAGTTTGATATTAGACTTGCAACGATTAAACTCGTTGTCTTGCAAAGCAGCAAAAGTCACTTGTGCTCCACAAGTACCTACAGTCTCTGCAAAGTTTGGAAGCTGTGTCCAATTGTGTACTTTAACTTCTCCGCTTTGAATGTATGGCCGGATATGAAACGGATAAGATCCGTAAAAATTCCATTCAAAGTCTTTTCTGGTTTTAATGATGTGATCAACTACTGAAGCAAAATCATCTTGAAAGTTCGTTTTGTTCAAAGCATCAATGTGAGTTCCAGACGCAAAGATTGCAATTTTTGGCTTCTTCTTGTTTTTCTCGAATTCCTTAACGAGATTACCCAAGTTGTAGTATCTATCAAACCACCATTTCATCAAGTAGTTTGGAATATACGAAACGTTAGTGAGTCCTGTTTTGTATTTGACGTAATCTCTAAAGTATTCGGTAGTAACCACCACTTCGTCCATCATCGACAAAATTTGTTTGATGTTGTTTTGAATCTCTGAAGAAGTAAAAGCATCTCTATTACGATTATACAACGGAATGTCTTCAGCAAAGACGACATCGTCGACTTCATAGATTAATCGCTTCTTGGGATCAGCTTGTTTAACACACTGCTGCACAAGCGTAACAAAATCTTTTTGTACAGTAGTAGCCTGTCGTTGAAACTTAACAGACTCCACGGTGGCATAATATCGCGGATCCAAAATCATAGTGGTGGTTTCCATGATTACTGCCTTCTCGTGCAAATTTAGAAGCAGGTTAGGAGCAATACATCTATAGAATCCACATCCACCGTAATCCGCTAGAAAATTTACTGATCTCTTAAGACCTGTACTCGGAACGGCGGGAACATTAGGCTGGGGAGCGTTACGATTGAGATATACAGGAGTCGGAGCCCCAAAAGGAATGCAAGGTGGTGCTCCGAGAACATTCTGGATACCAAACGGAATAGGTTGAGCCATAAACTCTAATTACCTCTCCGTTTCCTTCAGGTCTAGCACGAAACCGTGCTAATTCCGTTCTGTTTCGTTACGTGAATATTGTGTTCAGCCTTTGTGACAACGTGATTTCCCCGATGTGTAATGATATAGCAAGACTCGTTGTTTTCTTGATATCGCTCCCGAAGGATTTTTAGTGTCAAATGAACTCCTTTATCGTCCAGCGAAGAATCCAAGAGTTCGTCGTAAAAGACAGTGCTAAAATTTACATCCCCTTGTAGGCGACGAATATCCGCAAAAGCAAACAAACACGCCAAATCAATTCTCTTACGCTCTCCTCCAGAGAAGTTAAAATAAGACTTAGATTGCTTCTTCTCGTCGATAATTTCCTCTTCAAAGAATTCGTTAAAGCGACAGAGACAATTCGTTTCGAGCTTCTTGAGATAATATGCCAAGCGAGCATTCAACACTTGAAGAATCTTCTTGACGATAAACGATTTTATGCCTTCTTCAGAAATAACAAACTTCACGGCCTCCAAAACGTTGAGGTCGTTGTTTAAAGTCTGTACCTTTTTATCTAACTCGTTGAACGATTTGGTTAGAGATACGAGTTTGCCTTTAAGTTCGTTATTCTGTTCTTGTCTAATCTGGGCAATGTCGTCTTCTATGTCTGTGATGTTAGTTGATAAATGACCGATGCTTGCAAGAACAGATTTGTTTTCTGCAATCTGACGTTCAACAAGAGCCTTTGACTTTTTTGCCGTTTCGTTGAGCGTTTCTGCTACTTGAGCCTTTTGCTGTAATTCTTTTATGGCTGTTACAATTTTATCTTCAAAAGTTTTGATTTGTTCGATTTTTTTCTGCTTTTCGTCGATGGATGCAACGATGTGGGAAGTGTGTTCTGCAGAGTAATCTCTTTTGCAAGTAGGGCAAGTTTGCTTCTCTGTCTGCAGCTCTTTAATCTGTTTATTAAGAGAAGAGATTTCTGCTTGTGTTCTGTGATATTTGCCTTGCATATCCGCAATACGTAAGCCGCAATCGTCGCTCAAGGCTGCGGTGGTTTTAATATCTTTATCGTAGATAGAGAAATCCAAAGCGGATTCGGGGTGGAGTTTTTCCTTGAGGCTTAGAATGTCTCCTTCAATTTTCTTTTTCTTTTCCTCGAGACGTTTCAATCGCTCTTGTTTGTTGGCTTCGTAATTTTCAAACTGAGACTTATTAAAGACTAATTCTGTTTGTGTTTGCTCGAACTTGTTATAGTTGATTTCGTAATCCTTTTTGGCAATCGAATAATCGTCTCTAGCCTTTAAGACCATTGCAGTGAATACCTCTAAACCAAGAACACTTTCAACAAATTTGCGGCGGTCTGTTTTCTTCAGAGCCATAAATGGCTGAGCATTATTAGCAGACATAATAACCGAGTGTTGAAACACAGTAGCGGGAGTTCGCAGCAGGTCTTGGATCAGTTTATTTGTCTTTGCTAAAGTGGACCTTGTAATGTCTTCGTCGTTTTTGTACAAAGCGCATTTGGTTGGATTTAACTTCCGGACTATTTTGTATGTGTCTGTATCGTTATTAAAAGTCGCATCAAAGGTTAGCGACACTTCGCAGTCTCCTTTGGTAAAAGAGTTGGTAATGAAATCGTTACCAATTTCTCGTAAGGTATTGCCATATATGGCAAAATAAAGAATTTCTGTAATGGCAGATTTGCCGCAACCGTTGGCAGAGTCTTCTTTATCAAGATTTGAACCCGTGATGGCATTGACTCCTGGTTTCAGGTCAATTGTTACAGGAGTATTCCCAAACGAGAGGAAGTTTTTTCCTTCAAGTTTTTTAAAGGTGATGAAACGCATTCCTTTATAATACCCAACTATTTCTACATTTCAACTACGCCCAATAGTTTCTGTATTCAAACGTCCATCCCCTCTTCATTGGCTGATGAGACATTTATTAAGAGCGACGCAAGGAGCTAATTTGATAAGCAATGCTTCCGATCTGGCTGCGAACGGATTCGATTTGATACCGGCATGATTCGTTTAATGCCGTCTTCCTATTGCGAAGAGTCTCTCTGTAATTCTTATCTTTTGATTGACGGATTGAGCTACTAATAGAAGAAGACTCAATTGTTTTGCGTTCTCTGATTCGTCTAATCTCAGCTTGCAGATCTCGTTTACGTTGAACCAAGCTAGCAATTTGGTTTCTGGTTGATTGAGAGATTGGCATACTACAAGACTTATGTGTTTTCTATTGGGATATCAACACTAGCTCCTTTTCGCTATTTTCCGTTGTCGATCAAATTTTTGAACATTTCAGCATTGCTTGTTTAACAGTCATCCACATATCTAAGTATGTGTATGTGGCCAACCTACCAAGAAAGATCGTATTTGATTCTTTGTCTGCTAGTTGTTTATATTTGGCGTAAATTTGCATGCCTTCTCCCCAAGGTATTGGATAGAACGGAATGTTTTCGCCGTTGAATGGTTCTGGATATTCCTCGGTAATTACTGTGAGACCTTTGTGTTCAGGAGTAAAAAAGCTGTGATCGTAAGTTCTCGTGAATTTTGTATTTTGTGTGTTTTGATTGTAAACGGCTGTCTCGAATTTATTTTCTGAAGTAGTGTGTTTAAACTGTAGAGATCGGTATGGGAGACGGCCGTAACAATATCCAAAATATTCATCAATTTTACCAGTGTATATTGTAATGTCAGCTGGTTCGTTTCTCCAGTCCTCAGTGCCGCAGTTGAGTTTTATTTCAATTCCCTGCAACATTCTTTCAAACATCTTCGTATATCCATGTTTAGGGATACATTGATATTTCTGGCCTTCAAACCACGTTGGATCTTCGCAGTCTTTAGTCTTTGGAATTCTGTTTGTGATCGATTTCGGAATTTGATCGAATGGCACACCCCACTGCTTTTCGGAATAATCTTTGAAGATTACATCAACGATTTCTTCTTGGGAAAGCTCTTTTCCGAGTTCGTTCTGTGTCTTCTTACTGTACGGCAAAGATATAACACCGAGTCTAGTTACCCCTTTGGGTTTGTAGTCAAACGGAACCCATTCTGTAAACCGAGATAAAAACGCGAACACCTCCTCGTCGTCCGTATGAAAAATGTGTGGCCCGTAGTTATGAACTATAGTGCCACACACGTTAGAATCATAGCAGTTACCTGCTATATGATTGCGTGATTCGTACATTCTTACGTTATTTCCACGGTCGGCAAGCAACCGTGCCGCAGTAACTCCTGATAATCCACACCCAACAATTTTAACTTTCATGTACCCAAAAATTATTATTAACAACACGAAAATCACTCCCAAAACTCTCCTCGACTGCCTTTGTAACTCCAGTCCAACAGCCGCCAAAGCCATCACCAAATATAATACCTCCCGAATTCAGCAGCTTGGTGTAGTTGTTTATATCCGCAAGAACATCTTCGTATTCGTGAGATCCGTCTATGTAAATCAGATCAGCTTTAATGTTATGAAACTCTAATACTTTGCAAGCAATGACTGACGTCATCGGTAGCGGTATTATATAATCTTGCGTATTTGTATGAACCACGTTTGAAATAAATTGATAGTATATTTGCGGGTAACCGTTCTTAAGCAGCAGATTTCGGTCAGGTGTATTCGCTAAACTGGTCCAAAACTCCACAGCACCAAGCCACGTATCAACACAAAATATTTGCGCATTTACTTTGTGTTTGCTACATATTTGTGCCATGTTGATTGCGGATGCGCCCTTCCACGAACCAACTTCGATTATAGTAGATGGCTTAGTTTTTAAGATGAGAGACTCAAACGCGTCGTCGTTGCTGTTCCACCCTTGTAAATCTAACGGCAGGAGATCTACGTTTTTATAAATAGTTGTATCGTTTAGCATGTTGTGTGATTTATTTTAACGAGTTGCTCAACTCTGTGAACGGTAAATAATCCCTTACATGGTAAGTGGCTATTTTGTTAATGTCTACTAATCGTAAATGTGGGTTCAGAAATTCTGGCAATTCTATAAACCTTATTGGTTTTACGTTTACGTCGTTATAAGCATGTATATTCAACGCTAGAGAAACGTCGCTGTATTGGTTGTGTGTAATATAGTGTTGCTGTATAAACGGCGTTATCGTATCAAACGTTTTTTTGTTCATTATGATACCAGGTCCGCCAGTTACGTGTATTCTGCCATCATTGTTGATAACTCCTGTACTTCCTCCAATAAAAAGGATGTCAGACATCTCGCTGAGTTCGCTAATAATAACATCATAATTTTTGAGGTTTACAAATGTATCATCATCACCGATAAAATAGTAGTCGAAATCTGTTTTTTTATTATAGTGATAGATCATCGCATTCAATGTCTTATCAATAGCAGATAAATAATCATCTCTCTCCGTTACCCCTATAATAGGCATCTCGTTGCAGTGACGCTTCTCCATAACATTAGTACCAATTAGGTAATAATCATCAACACGGTTTTGTGTCTGCGCACGCATGTAGTTATGTAACTGAATGGTTCTCTTTGTGTGATATGCGCTGCATACGTTAAAGCAAAACAGTGTTTTTTTGTTTTTTTCCGGTTTCATTTACATGCTTATCCACCCACATTTAAATTGCCCGTGATTAAGATATTGTTCTATTTTCTTGCTATGACCTCTATACAAACTTATCCACATACCACAATTACCAGAGTGTGTAATTACATATTCACATCTTGATAGTAAAATAATAGCATGGAGAATCAACGCGCCAAATTCGGTTTTTTTGTTGCTATCAACCTCTTGATGCGGACAAAGCATCGCGTGCTCATTAAAGCATTGTATTTCTTCAATAAAAAAGCTATTCGGAAAACGCTCTAAAAATTTGTCTCTAAATCCAATCTCATCTGTCTGGACCAAAAACCTAATACTTTTATTTCGATTCAAAATAAAAGTACATCTATCAAAAAAATCATTATGCGTAGCCAAGACTGTTTCCGTGCACTTATCATTTCCTCTGTAGCAGACAGCAACAGTACTGGAAAAATCTATGTTATACTTTTGAATAGTATTGTCCATCAGACTACTCACATAATCTGATGGAGTAAAATATTTTGCTATGAGTGGATTAATACCTTCAAAATCTATTGTATGGTATGGTATAAATTGATATTCCCAATGAAAATCGATTTTGTTGATATTATTCAATTCGCAATCTGTGTTTGTTTTAAAAAAGATTGGTGTAATATCTTCTTCATCATCGACAGGAACTGACTTATAATTGTGAAATTGTTTTCTGCAACAAATACTAGTAGGCGGTCTATGATATTTGTTGTAAAAGTCAGCTAATTTAGTCAGTTTAACCGAACAACAAGAAAAAAACCCTGCATTATGTTCTATTATTAGCTCTGAGTTATTCATTTACTCGCTGATATAGTTTTGTTATTAATTTATCTAAAGCAGTGTATAGGTTATATTTGGTCGACATCAATGTTTTGTTGTACGTTTGATCCAACGCCGGGCCTTTTAGAAACTCGTACAACTGATCCAGACTAGATAAATTATCAAGCTGATATACGTTGTTGAAAAACCGGTCAATTTTAGGACAACCGTAATAAATTGGTGTGGTGTTAGTTAGAATGCAGTCTGTAATTTTTTCGGTAAAATAATCCTGCTCAACACTATTTTCAATGGCTATGGAAAATTCATAAGGCAGTAATGCATGTTTTTTGTTTTTTATAGTTCCTTTGATTCTACTGTCTTGTATGCCAGAATTTTCCCAGTTGTTGCCATATACATCTACGTCTAAATTTGTTTGTAATATTTTTTTGACAAACTCGACACGCTCGTGATATATGGATTGCTTACTGACCATGCGCGACGAGTAGGATGTTATAATACTACATTTTTTTGTTTTAACAGACTCGTTTTTAATGTAAAAATCTAAAGTATTTCCCTCATGATAATCAAAGTGTGGTGGTAATAATCCCGGATAGTAGATATATTGTGAATTGTTTGTGTTAGGTTCATGGTAAATTATGTATTTACAAATAGTTTCTAACTTACTTCTAAAAGGCACAGCCCAGGATGGCTCCATCATAACACCTATAGTCTTATCTGTTGGGTGGTTTATGTTGTTTATAGAATCATTTATTATGATCAAGTACTCATAATCTTCATCAATCGTAAAAGCAATGTTCTTTTTATATAGCTTTGTATTATACATTCTCTCACATCTTGCAAACAAAGCTTCATCTGAACACCAGTTGCATGTAAGTCTTGCTTTGATTATTTTAGATGCTTCCATGTTTTGATGTATGATGTTAATTCTTCTTTCGACATGCTTGCAACCTTATTTGCTTCATCAAAATTGGATTGATAAAATGGATGTTGATTGCGCGTAGCGCTTCTATGATAAAGATGGAAACACACAGCATCCAAATCGGATACACGATATTTCTTGTGTTTTAAAATATCACATCTATGAACCAATTCATTATCTTCTGCTCCCCAGCATACAAACCTTTCGTTATATCCACCCATTTCTAAAAATCTGTCTCTATTAAACATAACTATACCTCCTACACTTTGGTGTATGGTATTTGTACAACGAACAGAAAACTCGCCATAATTATATCCCAGCTGTAACGTACCAACGTCAGGCAACAAATTTAATAGATAGTCGTAACTATAACTATTTTGTATAAACCTATCATGTAGGTAGTGTGATGTATCTATGAAAAACCCATTATATGGCCATGCAACAGTCGCATCATTAAGCAGTTCGTTAACACATCTATTAAAAGAATTTATCGATACAATGCAGTCTGTATCAAGTGATACTACAATGGGGGTTTTAGCTTCCAAAATTCCATAATTTAGCGCTCGTGTTCGGTAATAATACCCTGCGTTTTTAATCAAAAAGAACGATGTACGTTTTTTTGGCCACTCAATTGAGTCAAACTTATCGTTATGATTTACATCATCCTCTACAAAAATAAAGTGCGCTTCAGGAAAATTAGTAGAATAAAAATTTATTACGGTCTGTAGATTTTTAATGCGGTCATCATGATCATATCTAAGGTGTGTGATAAATGTAATATTAGACATATAAAACTCCTATTCCTTTCTCTCCGTTTTTTTCAATTAAAAATTCTTTAAAAGTGTATTTCGCTTTTAATTGTTGCCACAATTTAAAAACGCCGCCTTCTTCGTTTTTAGCGATATCATGAAAGGCGATTACTCCGCCCTTGCGGACCAAGGGACCGTACATCTCATAGTCTCTGCGAACGCCTTCGTACGAATGATCCCCATCAATAAAAAGAAAATCTATCAGCTCTCCGTTAAAGAGTTGTTTTACTTTGTCGAAAGTCTGCTGCTTATGAGAAGAATCAGGAATCAAATACAACTTGCATTTTTTTTCTTTGGCCCACTTTGGCCAAACGTTTTTGTAGTTATACTCCTGCTTAGGAACTCTCCAGTCATTAGGACCCACGAAATGCCGAACGGGTAAATCGACAGAAACAGCTATAGAACCTTCTTCTGCGTAATGAATAAAGTGCTGCAAAGTCCATCCATACAAAGAACCAATTTCAATAAACTTTGTTGGCTTAAGACCAACAAACACCTTAAGCAATTCTTCAAACTCTTGAATGTTTTGGCTTTGTAGTTCGTTTTCTGATAAAATCATACCTTTAGTTTTTTCATGGTGTTGATTACCTCCTGCCGAGAAACGTAAGGAGGTTGGTTTGGGTAATGACCGTGCTTGCGAAGATAAATTTCCCTACCCTCATAAACATTCTTTTGCCATTGATCTGACTTATTTGCAATCGAAGAGTTGTCAATAGCTCCAGGTGCTTCAGTTAAGTATCGCTCACTATTTGCAATATCAGCAAACCACCAAAAAGGCGGATGATACCCCGCCTTAATAATTCGATAGGTGTGATCCACATGCTCCCATGCATTGTAATACTCCTCATCGATATATCCAACCTTTTCTAAAACTTCTTTCGTGAAGAAAGAAAACATTGCAACAGTATGCTCATACAAAGCAACCTTTACGTCGCCATAATCAACAACAAGTCGCGGATTAGGAGCTGAGTGTTGATCGAGCAGATGTCTATTGTGCAAATCAAAATTCTGAATAACCTGCTTTCTATTGAAAGGAGAACCTGGACCATAATTAAAATGTTGAATACCACTAACCTCGCTCGCAGCAATATACTCGTCAAAAACAGTCTTATCAAGAATAAGCATGTCATCCTCTAATAAGAAAATGTAGTCACATCCCCTATCAACTAAATGCTTCAAGGCCCTGTTCTTCGCTTTACCAACACCAAGATTTACAGAATTCTGCAGAACTACTCCTGGACCCTTATCTATACCCCGAAACTCTTCAGTATCCGACCCATCATTAACAATCACTAACTCATCAAGAGAGCAAGGCAATACAGACTCCAGACAGTTCTTAAAAAAGTCTAAGCGATTGCAAGTGATTATTCCGACACCAATTTTACTCATAAAAGGTCTGGGATGACTTATACAACTCGAGACACTTGTTCAACACTTCTTGCTTAGTAGCTCGTGTCTCTACATGTTCGATAAATTCATGAAAGGCGGTTTCAATATCAATCGAGAGCTTTTGAACATTCTTAATATCCGTTTGAGCATCATCTAAGATATTAAATTCCGTTCGGAGCTGCAAAGGATTGTATGAGGCAAGTTTCTTAACAAGTAAATCCAAAGTAAGAGTATCTACTTTAGAATCGACATATACACTCACAATGTTGTTTTTAATGACACTAGCGAGATCAGAATATTTCCGAGCAACTAACTCAGAAATCATGATTCGTTGATGCTTTGGTGTAATATTATTCTCGATGAATTCTACAGAAAGATCGTCAAAATCAATAATTGAGACTCCCCGAGACTGACCCCGATCGCCGAAATCCATTTCATAGGGCGATCCCAAATACAAAATGTATTTGGAACCATAGTCCCTAAAATCTCGAATGTGAAAATGTCCAGAAACAACAGCTGTGGCTTTCTCAAGCAAAGCCGCTGAACCATCCCCGTGATCACATACTTTTGTAGGATTCATCCGGAAGTTAACGATTTCAAAATGCCCCAAAAGCAAATCAACAGGATCTAAAGTATTAACATTCGTCTTCCAAGGACATAAAGTAACTTTTCTTTCTCCGACTTCAAGTGTTTGCGGCTTCGTGAAGACATAGACGTTTTTGTTTTCCAGAATTTCAATTGAGTTGATATCAACAGTAGCGGACAAAAACGCATCATGATTTCCTGGAATCATATAAATCTGATATGCAGAAAGTTTATCAAAAAACCTCTTAGCTACATGCAATGTGCTTACTCCAATTTCGTGTCTATCGTGAAATACATCTCCTCCAAAGAAAATAGTATCCAACTTTCTTTCAATCATTATCTGATTGATCCAATCTGCAAGATCTAAAGCAACATTTTGCCACACTTGGGAATTTTGATGAACTCCCAAATGCAAATCGGAAAAAAATAAAGCCTTGTTTTGTTTTGGATTAATCTTCAGCGGCGCTTGCGTCATAATAACTATCGTCTGTCAAATTGTTGAATTTCTTATAAGGAATGCCCTCACTGCAAATATAACTCTCGTACATTTCCTCTTGATACCTTCGTAGTGTGTCAAAATCTTTCTTCGATTTTTTAATGCAGTTCTGAAAAGCGTGATAAGCCACCTTCGTAAAATACGAAAACGGATTGAATCCCAATCCGCATTTGAATTTCTTTCTCCGCAAAGCCGTCATCATCTTTACTATAGCATCCCCTTGCATCTCTGTCTTGAAACTATAGCTATAAAAATTTCTCGCAAGACCTAAGCGAACAGCAATCATTTGAATCATTCCTGCCAATTTATCCGAAATGATATCGTTCTCATAATAAGAGACTATTAGAGACTCCATCTCAATAGGATCAATATATAAGTCCTTTAATTCTTCCTTGGTGCGTCTAACGCGTTTCGGAGCTTCTGTGTCTTTCATAAAGATTAAACATTACACTAAACTATTCCCTTTTCAACAACCTTCGTGTGTATTACAGGAATTTTTTCTGACTTGTAGATTTCTTTACGTTTTTCAAAATGATCTAAACCATAGCGCAAATTTGTATCCGCAATATCAAAAATAGTAGCAATAGTCTTGGAAGCGTGCAAACGAAGACTGCGACCTATAGACTGAATAATTTTAATCCGAGCCTTCCCAATTGCAGCAAAGATAATGTTGTGCAAATTCTTGATTGAAATTCCAGTCGAAAAGATTTTCGAAATTGCAATACAGATGATACCAGTTTCGGCTTCCATCTGTTGGCGTAATTTCTCTCGCTCTTCGACTTCTACAGAGCCTTGTATAAAATAAATTTGTCTGTCGGGCATACAAGTGCTCAAGTATTCTAAAAGATACTCTCCGTGAGCAATTCTGTCGACAAGAACAAGAGTGTTTGTATTCAAACGAGAAAGAAGTTTCTGTATCAAATCGTTTCTGAATTTACACGATTGCAACCACTCTATTTCTTCAATATACCCCGCTGTGGGATCTGCCATAGAAGGTATAGCAAACTCCGGAACTTGCTTATGCTCCAATTCTAGGGCAACAACTCGTACTTGAGAAATATGGGAAGCGTCTCTCAATTCTATAGACTTAAGTCTATAAATGACGGGCCCAAAAATTCTATTAATTGTCCATACATCAAACTCTGCTTCTGGCAACGAACCCGTAAACCCAAAGACATGTTTGCAATTCATTTTCTTTATCAGTTTTGAAATCTTTTGTGCACTCGCGCATTTATGGCATTCGTCTACAATAACGACGTCAAACGTTTTGAGTACAGACAAATCTTGCTTTTCTGATAAAAGAATTTGATTGTTTGCAATTACAATCTCTGTTGATTCGTATTCATGGCTACCAGTCCATCGAGAAAAAAGCTCAGGCGAAATCCCGTAATCTCCAAAGTCTTTAAATGTTTGCTGTACTAATTGAATATCCGGTACAAGAATTAGCACCTTCATACCTTTTGCGCGCACAAGCGTATTTGCTAGTAAACCAATTACTAGCGTTTTTCCTGCAGAAGTTGGAAGAACAATAACACCTTTACCTTGTTTTAATGCTTCTTTGACAGTTTCGTCTTGATATTCTCGTGGAGTCAAGTTGAGGGGTAAATATGTCTCTGCTAGATTTTTAGTGTTGAGCTCAGAATTGAGTTTTTCTGATACTTTAATCCGAGCAGACGGAAACTTGTTTCGAATAGTATCGCAAAGGGTTTCAAAGAAAGGGGCATCAAAACAGCCAATGTTGTTGATAGCATATTTTCTCGTTGGTATATTTCTTCCAAGCCGGCGCCGGAGGAATACTTGATTCTTATCTTCAGCAGAAAATATTTCTCTGATTTCGGACAAGTTGGGGGAGGTAATGCACGGTAATCTTTTTGTAGTATGAAAATCGAACTCTATTTCCATTAGGTTGTCTCCAAAGTAATGATTTTGGTTAGATTATTTAATCCGTACTGGGCGTCTCTGAAATTCATTTCAACCTTCGTGAGATATTCTACAAGAAGTTCGTGATCGGCAATTTCGATCTCAATCTTTTGCATTGTATCGTGACTCCCCACTGCTTCAGCAATCGTTTTAGCTGTTAAACCGACAGGGGATTCTTCTTCAATTTTTTGTCTAATCTTCTTTCCGACAATCTGTTTGTATCTCGTCAGTTTTTGAATCTGTTGCTTATGAAACATAAGGCGCCCTACCCAATAATGTCGGACAGACGCAATATTCATTTGAGAGTCCTTAAGATTCAATTCATCAAATTTTAGAAACTCACTTACAGCCTCGTGATACTCAAGAAAAAGATCTGCTAAGGGTTTTTCACTCATTTGAAAATTATACGTTCAAACCAAAACAATTCAACGCAGGATTTCAGGCTTAAGGGCTTTAAAGGGACTCTTTAAAGTCTTTATGAGTATCTTTAAAGATTAAGCTATTTTCCGGTAAAGGAGATTGAAGGGAGGGAGGTCCCCCCCGGTAGGAGAGGACCTCTAAAAGTTTAAGCTTTTTTCCGTACAAAGTGAGTCTCAGTCGGGTTTATCCAAGCTTCAGATATTTCTATCAAGTTCTCTCGGTTGTCCTGTAAGAACAATTTGCTTGGTGGTCCTGGCGAATGCCAGACAACGGTCACGCTAGTTATGCGCGCATCGAGATTTGTTTTTGGGAAGAGACAATTTGTTTATTCCGCTACCGGAACCCGCTATTACGCTCTGGTTTGTTCTATCTTCTCTGTTTGTATTTTTGACACAAACAGACTATATGAATAAAGAAATATTACAAAACTCATTTCTTAAGTCAACGGAACGCTTAAATATTGTTATGAAATTTGAAGAACTTGTTCAAATTGTTTTAAAGGAAGAATCGGTTTCCGGCGGAGAAGGATCTGTGTTTGGAGCGAACGTGGGAGCCACAGCTACCCCAATGAGTGGAGACAATTATGCTCCCGGAGGAGATGCTAGAAACCTTTTTGGCAATGTATTTTCTGGTGTGCTGACTCGGTCCGGCCTTAAAAAAAGTAAAAAGAACAAGAGAAAACGCAAAAAGTCATATAAAAACAATTGATATGGACTTGGGGCATTGGACTCTTTCTGAAGGTGTAGAATATAAACCAAACGCATTTGGCTTTGTTTATATGATAACAAACACTGTAAATGATAGGAAATATATTGGTAAGAAGCAGTGTTTGTCTAAAGTAAAAAGACCGCCACTGAAAGGAAAGACTCGCAAAAGAAGCACCCAAAAAGAATCAGATTGGAAATCTTATACGGGATCATCCACCGAATTGAATAGTGATATTGCAAAATACGGCAAAGAGAATTTTGTATTTGAAATTTTAGAATGGTGTGGATCCAAATGGGAATTAGGGTATAAAGAAATCAAAAAACAATTACACTACGACGTATTATTGAGCGAACAATTCTACAACGGCATCATGCACGTGCGTATTGGTAAACCACCTAAGGATTTTACAAATGACAAAAAACTTTCCTAAATCTCGTATTTGCGTTATTGATATAACCCAGGCGTTTGAGCACGGAATCAGGGAAGCAATCCGTTTTTGCAACCAAAACAATATACTTCTCAATTCCGCAGACGGAAAACGATTGCTCCTTAATTTTTGCATTAAATCGATGCAACAATCATTTAAGAACACAAAGAGCCCTTTTCAAAAAGTAGTATGTTTTGGCTCAAGACCAAAAACAGAACGCATTCAAGAGTTTATTCAAAACCATGTTAATACTCTGATGAGGTATTTTCCGGTTCCTTATTGCGGAACGATTGAACTTAACTCTCCAGACTTGGAAGCAGCAGCAGAAAGCAGCCTTCAGAAACTGAAGGCTGCTCGGAAGTTTATAAACTATACGGAGAAGGTTCTCCGATTTAAAAGCTAAATCAGGCTGCGTCTGGATCGATTAAGGACGGAGTATCCTCTCCGTAACACTTTCCGTTTTCCTTTACATACAACTGAATCTGAGGAATACGGAGATCTGGTGGCCCCTCCAGTGTAATAATTGCCGGACAATCTTCTGTCGGGAAAAAAGCTTTTGTGTTCCGTTCGTATGATTGAATTAGTGCCCGAAAGATGTTATCGATTTCCTCTCTATATACTAAATCGATATCTCTAGTGTTGTCGTCCTTTGCCTTCACGGGAATGTCTGGATGGATAGGCAAATAAAACACTACATCAAAGTACTTCAGAGCAATGGCTGCGAGCGTTTTGCAGTCAATAATAAACTCTTCGCTGAATCCTTCTGTTCCTTTTGCGTAATGCCACAAGGTATATGCCATATTATCGATAACACAGCGATCGAAAATAAGAAAGTCTTCCCCATCAACACACGCCTGTTGCACTTCGTCTACCAACGCTTCCAAGATGATCTTTTGCGTTTCTTTTGTCGCGTTTTTGTTTAGCGTGAGCCCTTTTTCTTTAATGATATCTCGGTACGTTTTCTGTGGCCGTTTGTACATAGGCCATTTCTTTAAAAACTCTTCGATGAGAGTAGACTTACCTACGTTTTGTGAACCGATTATAGCTATTTTCATAATTTTGTTTTGATAGAAAGAATTACACGGACAAAGCTTTATCCCAAATCAAGAGATGCAAGCGCGGACTAAAATTGACATTCATAGCTTTGGCGTATGCTACTACGGCTTCTGCTCTTTCGATATGTTCTTGTCTCGAGCCGCAGCAAGGCATAAACCAAATACGATGAACAGGCACATTGATCCGGTTTGAATCCTGAACATATTTCTGCCAAATTTCTTCAATATCCCGGTCTGATGAAATAACGAATTTAAATCCAGACTCGTTACGAGCATGCCACCGAAGAGCTTCAGGCTTATACGTCTTTTCTTCTGGATCTCCGTTGCTGGTAAGTTTAGGCGAAGTAGTAAATGTCGCTCCCCATTTTTCGACCCAATCGTTAGATGGCACCAACGTCGCGTTGGTTTCAAAATCGATATAGGGAAGGAAACCGTATCGCTCGACAAACGCTTCGATGAATTTCAGTAGCTGCTTTTCTTGAATTAGAGGCTCCCCGCCTGTTAATTTAAAGATGGCTCCGTGTTGTAGATGAGTATGAAAGTTTTGTTTTTCCATCAGCTCAAAAATCTCTTTAAACGTGAGTTTGTTTTTAACAGACCACGACACGTACGAATCGCACCCATGTGGAGAATCTTTGCTCGCGAAATTAATACACGTAAGATTACACATAGCCATCCGCATAAAGACTGAAGGCCGACCTACATACTCCCCCTCTCCTTCGATTGTATAAAACAACAAATCATTACTCAAGAAAAGGGTTTCTGTTTCGATATTAATATTACTCATTGCTAGATTTTATATCAGTTTTTGAAGAAATCAAGCCTCGTCAAAATAATCCTGCGCCGTAACCTGATGAATGTTCTCCCCAAACGTCTTTAGAATATCTCTCGACCACGGCTCTTCATAACTATCTTCGATATAGAATTCGACGTGTTCTAACTTGATGTCCGGACTGATTGCTTTAAGCTTTGTGGCCGTTTCAATCATTTCCTTGCATTCTTTCTCGTCGATATCGGCAAATACGTTTACAGAGCTAGTAAATAGCAAAGCCGAGATAATTTGATTTAACTCTGCCGCGGTTAATGTTATGTTTAATGGATTTTCCATGACACCATTTTCTGGTGCAATGGAAAAAAATCAAGCTTTTAAAATTCTATGAATATCTTCTACTTGAAGTCCGTCCGCATGGGCTTCATCCAATAGTTCGTAGACTTCTTCAATGACATCATTGATACGCTCTCGGTAATCGACTATCTTTTTATATCGTTCGATGTCTTCTTGTTCGTCGTTTACGCTTTCCATAATCAATGCCGCCTCCATCAAGTTCAGTTTTGGTCCTAGAAACTTTTTCAGGCGAATGATGGTTTTAACCATCGGAGAAAACGCAACCCGTTCAGCTTCGGTAATAGGTTCTCTCAACTTATTTCCGTTTTCATCAATAATCTCAAGCTTGTATGCTTCAAAATCTGTAAAATTCTTTTTAAGCTCATGCACAAATACTTTGTGCTCCAAAAAACTCTGAATTGATTCTTTGAACATAGAGTTGTAATGGATTCCATGCACATGAATATCACTAGTTGGATTAAGTTTACAACCTCTACCAAAACTTGCAGAACCACAATAGCAGCATTTAGCAGCACTGTTTGGATGAAAATGGACTCCGTGAGGACCAAAACGACATCCTTTGCCGTAGTCAGCAGAACTGCAGTACGTACAGCGACTTTTTTGTTGTTTAAGCTGGTTTGTTTGTTGCATTTGTAGGTGTTAACATAAAGCCGTGAGACGTTAAAGCAGCTTCAACGGCGTCTACATTGTTTGCAGTAACAAGGGAATCCATTACCCCTTTCAATCTAGCATCCGTTTGAGATGCTGCAGAAGCAGGAGGCGTTGAATTTGCGTTTTGAGTATTTGTCGTTGCCGGAGTCGTTGCTGCCGGAGTCGTTGCTGCCGGAGTCGTTGCCGGAGTCGTTGCAGGCGGCACAGGAGCTTCGCTTAAAAAAATATTACAAAACGAATCGAACTTTGAAGTCATGTACTTATTTATTGCAGAGTCCCGAATAAATAACTGCATATGATCGATTTTAGGTTTTTAGTAGAACAGTTGTTACTCGAGGCAACAATCATGACTAATTCTATTCTCGATCCAACAGTGTTTGCGAAGTCAGACATGGCTAAAGCTACCAACACACACACCTTAGACTTCAACATCTCGCCTATTATACTAAATGCTTTGAGAAGACAAAACGCCACGGAATTGTCAAGAATTTATCAAAAAAACCCGGATTTGTTATACATCACTGATATGCTAGGTCGTTACGCAGACGAACTTGTGAAGAAGGGCAAGGGAACAGATGTCCCCAGTGTTTTGTCAACAGCTGACGCGAGCCTAAGTGCGGCCAAAGCAGAAGATCTATCCACAGCAACGTTTTTCAAGAGCAATAATCCAACAGCGCCTGATATCAACGTGTTCAAGTATAATCCCATATCTCCGCACATAACAGCTCAGTGGGAACTGGTCAAACAAGACCTACTTAAAACCGATAGTAGCGGAAAAGTATACAATAACTATCTGGGCGCAGAGAAGTCCAAGACGGTAGTTAAGTTTGTCAAAGAAAATTCGGGACTTGATATATCTAAGTACGTATCCGATCAGAAGAAAACTCTCGTCAATATTCAAGCTTCTGCCAAGGACCTAGCAGGCACAGTAGAGAATATTGCACAACAGCTTGTGGGATCCGCTGGTCTGCTACAGACCCCATATGAGAATGTCAAAATAGAAGACCTGCTAAAGGATGTAACTACTCACGGAAAACTACTAGGATCGCTTAAGAATTTGGTTTTGTATGCAGCACAAAACAACAAATGGGCTAAATTCAAGAAGGAAATCGGGCCTGCTGCTGCTGATATTATAAAGACCGTCGCTAAGCTAGGAATGGCTCCAGGAACACGTTAGAGTTTATTTCTCCTCTGTCTGTTTAGACTCTGAATCCTGTTCGTCCTGAAGTTTTGCAAAACTAGTATCATACAAAGCTTTACAGGCATTCAGTCCTTGTATTGCACAATTGACAATGATGAGAACAAGATTAATATCTGTTATCTCCGATAGACTTTTGTAGTCTTGCAGCCCCAAAGCTAATGCAGAAAGAACTGCAATTCCGGTGTGTACGATTAATCTATAACGAAAAGGCATACTGTTGTTTGTTATTATACTTACACCTTTCATGGCTATATATCAATACTTATTGATTTTTGAATATAGTTTGCTAAGTAATGTTGTATGAAACTTATTCAAATCGCATTACTGTGTGGCTCGTTTGTTTTTTCTGGTTGCTCTTCTTTGACCGAATGGGTCGCAAACCACCGGCCTCAGATTGCAGCTACGCGGGCAGTTATTAAGAATAAAGTAGCAGACGTCGTGAAACAAGTAGTGATTCCTGCTGCAGTTTCTCAATTTGATAAAACCAAGAAAACGGATTTTGTTAGTGCTCTTGCTCAAGGTTTCCGTACATATCAAGGCACAGGAAAAATCCTTTCCGCAGAAGATGTTAAGAACATTGTAGATGCCTGGACTCCGGAAAAAGCCCATTGGGATGTTCTTGGAGTTGAACTCGCGACACTTTGGGCTAAAGAAAACCCTGTGACTCCAGAGCAAACACAAAAGATTTTAGAACTGATTGCTCGCGGTCTGGATTCAGCTGTTACGGAAGCCTAACCATTTTTGTTATGGGATACACTCCGCAATCGTTTCATTATACAGTAAACGACTTAGGCATTAGAGTATACGAAGATAAGCATGTCCAAACGACATATATCAATCTGAGAACCTTATCGAGATTGATAGCTTCTTTGAGAACGCAGGCTCAAATCGATTTACAAGACGCGATCAACAATGTAGGGACTCATGCTGTTAAGGATCAGACATTCCAAATTTTAGGTATGTTTGCTTCAAAAATACTTGAAGGCATTTCGGCTTTCTGGACGGGAGGAACTGCGCCGGCATGGATATCGATGATTATCGGAAAGATCGCGTCTGGGGTAATTACCAAGCTCATCGAACAGTCCCAACCCGGAGACGAGATACAATCCAAAGCAAATGAAATCAGGGAAGGCATGCTGGCTGTATTTGACGCCACCAAGCGAAAAGTAGATCAGATGGTCGTGGACCCAGAAGGTCATTGGTACGAAGTCTTTCACTGCGAAGATTATTCGGATCTAGGATTGAAAGGAGAAATTACTCTGGCAGACATGGCTGTATGTCTCGATTTCTTTCCAGACGAAGAGACTCCGGACTACGATGATTTCTTGCTCTTTCTCTTCCAGAGATGCAAAGCTGTCGTCGTCAAACAACTCCTTCCCGTAAAGTGGCAAGTAAAAAAATATCCTTCTTATTGGTGTAAGGATTATTATACTAGAAACGACGGGCAACAGCATTTTGATTTTGATTATTCCCAATACAATCCCCACGTGGATGACTATTTTTGGTGCCAGCGCTTTCCAGGAGGCCCCGAACAAGTATTTCCTCCAGCATACTTGATTCAGACAGACACTAACGGAAATACTTCTCGAGAGTTTTTGCAATTTATTTTACAAATTGCTTCTACAGATCAAGAACGATACTCCTCTATTTGGGGATATTTAATTCCCGGGGAGGCTCAAGAAGGAGATAGGCATTACGTAGGAAGTCACGTTTGCTATATGGTTTTAACGGACCACGACGACAACAAAGCTCCGTATACTCTCTCTAAGTGGTTGTTCCAGGATGATTGCTATAATCAGAATACGAGCAAATACGCCGTTGCTACCAGAGAAGAAGTCTACACTAAGTGGAACCTCTAATTCCCCTGTCTCTATTTTTTGGTAAGCAACTTGTGCTTTATTAAAGCTTCTGCCCCTTTTGCGGAATGCTTTACGACAAACTTCCAAGGTATTTCATCTATACCTAAATTGCAGCATACTTCATTAAAATCTTTATACGCCCGAAATTCTTGTGGCCATATAAAAACAGCTTTTCCGCTCTGTATATGCTTTTCTACCCTTCTCTTTGTTTCTCCGTTTTGTTTGTCATTATCAAATACATAAATTAGATTATATCCTAAAAACGATCGGAGGGTGTTTTCTTGTTTTTCTGTAGGGGTAAGAGAGGCAATAGCAACCCCGTTACTGACAAACATAGAATCAATTGGTCCCTCAAAAACGAATACATAAGGAATTGCTGGATTGATATTAGAAACGTTAAACAGATCCTTTTCCCCATACTTGGTAAGATATCTCGGAAATTGGTTATCCAAAAGGGATCGCGTTTGATAGCAAGATATTTTTCCGTTCTGATCATAAAACGGTATTACTAATCTATTTTTGTGGATCTTGTCCCCCACGGATACATAAAACTTTTTACAAGAATTAACAGCCGTAAACAGCCGTCGTTTTTTACAATATTCCAAACCAATTTTTACAAACTTATTGTTTTTGTAGAAATCCATTTGACGGGGGTCTGTCAAATCCACAGATTCGTCAGGAAGATCTGCAATTTCCGTTTCCAGACGTGGCGGCGGAAGTGGTTTGTTTATTATCGGAGTTACTCCACTGTCTTCCGCTTTTGTTTTATTGCGTCGGAGTATTTCAGGCACTGTCAACCCCGAAATCTCTTTTACCCACTCAAAAGGTTTCCAAGATTTAGCACAGTTGTGGCAATAGAAATATTGCTTGTTTGGAAAGTAGAATAGGCGCCGCGACCGCCCTGCAGACTTTCCCTCTTTGCATACAGGACATTCCGCATTGAAAACATTTTGATATTTTCTATGCTTTGGTCTTTTGCAAAACGTATAAAAAATTTCGATGAGGAATTCTTGATTTAGCTCCACGCCAAATTATACATCGAAACTCAATTATGTCTAGCGGGCAGCTTTAGCAGAATTGATAATAAAGCTTTTGAATTGCTCAGAAATAGCCCGCAGAGTTTCTGCAGCCCGGATAATTTCGGAATCCGTTTTTGCAACAAGACCTTCGAACGCAGATCCGGGAATATCTAATTTCGTAACCAAATCCTGCAGAGAGTTACCATTCAAGCTAATAAGCTCGTCCGCAAAAGACTCGAGCTTGTCGACATAAGAAGCTAAATTCTCAGGACCGCCGGCGACAGGAGCCGGGGCCTCTTGTTCGGTCTCTTCCGTCGACGGAACAACAGGAGCAGGCTCCACATCGTCAAAATTTTCCGGCTGCGCCACGTTTTCGTCTTGCTCTGCAATAAAAACGGCTTTATACAAATCTTTAAACTTCATAATTACTATTTATGATTTCGTTTGAGTTTTTTTACTTTCTCTCCTGGATTTGTTTAGTCTCTGTATTGTGGTTTCTGACAGATACGTTTATATATTATCTGGCATTTCTGGGGCTCATGAAAAACACTCGTATAGAATATTCCGTGTTTATTGATCAAAACCCAGATCTCTTTTTTCCGGACTTTTTGGCCCACAAAGCAAGCCAAACTTCCAATCGTTTCAAGAAATTATTTTTCAAGCTAATCGGATGTTTGTTTTGCTTGCCTCTATGGTTTTGTATTGCTGTAGGAATCTATTGCAAGGAGCCCGTATGGATTGCTCCGTTATATCTGGGTACGATTAGTGTTCTTCTGAAAATACGGAATTGGACTTGAAACGAGCAAACATTTCTTTTATTTTAGGTTGGATATCCGCCAGCTCGAAAACTTTATAGTTGTCGTTCTCCGTATTAAACCAAATAATTTTGAGACCGGAAATCTTCAAGTTCGTATTTTGCTCGATGAAGTATTTGTACGTGTTTAGCTGAATGGTGTATTCGTTAATCTCTCCTTCTGTCATGTTATTGAACGGATACAACAACGTCCCATATGGACTGTGAGCCTTCATTTTTTTATTGGTCTTGAAATCAAGAATCTCTAGCTGATCTGTCTGATCATTATATGCGAGCATGTCAGACATTCCGCAAACCTTTGTGTCATTTATATCCCCCAATACCACCTCATTACGTACACATAACAAATGATTATAATCTCGATAAAAATTCTGGAAATAGGAAACAAGCTTCGGAAGGTTTTCTTTTAGTTTAGTTTTTTCGTCGTGCCCCAACTGAGAAAGGTCCGGATCTACTCCAGTTTTTTTGTTGCAATAGAAATTCTCAATATATTTGTGCAAACAACTACCAAGCACAGTGGAGTATACGTTTTTCATTTTCCATTGAGCTTTGATCATCTCTGGAGTTGTGTTCTCTCGTTTTGCTACACGCGCAGCATTGCTGTCTACATCAAATTTTTTCTTGAACTGATGTATGAGTCGCGTCACGGAAGGGGCTTTAGTCGGTTCGTTATCAATTAAATACGAGTGATTTTTTTCGACAAAAGTTATGCGATTAAATGCGGAAAGTTCTTTAGTTATGTTCATGTGTAAATGATTCTATAAAATATGTTTTTAAGGATTTGGGATAATTGTAGCTATACTTGCCCCATTTATTGACATTAACATAAGCATTCCATAAACGCTTAGCGGTTCTATCCACTCTATTTTCAATAAAAAAGACGCGTGTCGCTGGTGTGGTTTCTCCGTTATGATACGCGAGGAAACGTTTGGATTCAACAGTTACGTGGTGGCCCAATTCGTGAAAAAACGCTTTGAGCATTTGAGTTTTAGTCGCTGTGTTTGAAAGAAATATCACTTTTGTAGCAGCTGTATATGACCCCCATACTTTTTTTGCTCTACTGTTAAAACAAACACGTTTAACTCCACGTGCTTTTGCAAATTCGCAAATGCTTTTCCGCAATTCTTTTTTGGTAAGATAAGAATTCGAAAAAAACCGAGCCACTTTATTACTTATAACGAAAAAAAAAGAGGGGACCGTAGTCCCCTCTTTTGATTTATTTTCTAGGCAGCAATCTTGCCTTTTTTCCCATCTTTAACAAGCAATGTTATCAATTCTCGCTCCAAGTCTGTCGACTCCTGCATAAGCGTCGTCTCCGCTCCCTTCCACAAGAGTTGATTGACTCGCACGGAATCTGAATATCCCTGAAGCGGACGAGCAAAACCTTCGATACCTTTCATAAGGTTTTCCTGGACTCGATTATATACTTGCCAGGTATTGTTTCCGGCGTCTGCATCCCGTCGTGGGGTAAGCAATTTTTCTACGGTTCGTCCCATATCTCCAGCAAAACGCTTCGGCATTTCTGGACGATAGTTAAAACGCCCCCGAACCGCATAACGCGCAAACGCATTCATCTCAAAATCCGTCAAAGCTCGGTCTTGAAATTGAGTGATCTTTTCCTTAATCTTCGGAAATCTTCCGGAAATGTTCGAGACTTGATCCATAATTTCCGCAAGACGATCTCCAGAAAAACGATGCTTGGTTCGAATGGTTTCGGCCGGTCCAGACGCTACGATAAGTCCATTTGAACAAACAAAACGGAAGTACCCAATCGCAAACATCAGTCGCTTCGTACGGTTGTGTGAATTAAACATCTCGATCCGCGGAATACCATCCTGTTCCTTATCACTCGTAAGATCATTCTCATGCACCAAAGTAATTCGATGCTGGGCCGTCGGCGCTTGACTCTGCGCAGAAACATTCGTAATCTTCCAGCCATACTCATCCACCCGCCCCAGAATATCTCTCGTGGAGACAAACTGATAACGGTGCGATACATTGTCAGCCGGAGCGGTAGCCCCAATTGCTGGTACGATTTCAATTGCTTCGTCGATTGTTAGTGTCGGTAGTGTATTCATGTGTTTTTTATTACTCCCCCATATTCCCCTACCGACACGGACAAGACAACAGTTGTTTTAAACTTTTTTTAATGCCACAAGCTCCCGAATTGCTTGTTCAAACGTAACTATTTGAATTTCCCCGGGTAACGTAACTGAGGACACCGGGGCAGATTGTTCCTGGGCAATTGTGTGTAAGCGACTGAACACATCAGATTCCAATTTTTGGACGGCGGGGTCTCTTTCTCTTTGGACTCCAGAATTTGGTAAATTACACAGAGGTAGCACAGCTTTCGATGAGGCGAGCTTCTTCTTCTCTGCGGCGCAATAGTCCGTCTAAGCCTTTGCCTTCCCACAATCTTTTCATTTTTCGGAACTGGGCGGCAATACCTTTGTAGTCTTTTTTTGGAACTAAGTCTTTAATTGCCCGCATTTCAATTCGACGGTCGCCGGTTAGTTGACTACCCCTATTGAATACTAGGGATACAATTGCTCCGTATGCATCCGGATGCAAATCCCTTAATCCAGGAAAAGTAGACTCTGCTAAAGCAGCAAATTTTGGCCAAGTAATCTGTTCGAATATCTCTACTGCTTTCTCCCACGAAACTGTTATCCCTTCGTTCTTTAGAATTCTTGCATACTCTTTTCCTCTTTCCCCTGTTTTGCCCACGCCTTTTTGAATTGATCGTACAGACGATTCAGACAAAAAACTAAACATCGTCTTTAATTGATCGGCGGTGTAATAAGCTACGTCGATGCCGATAGCTATAGTAGGTCCAGACGCTCCCCCCGGCCAAGTAAACTTGGAAAGATACTTATCGTAGTACGCTTTTCCTCCTCCTACTTCGTGGTCTAATAGAAGTTTGAGTGTTTTAGGTGACGGTTGCGGAATACTCATATTCGTTATTTATGAGCGAAAAAATTTCTTTAAACTCCAATATCCCAACAGTCCCAATCCAACCGACAACACCCAAACCAACCGTGTCTGTCTACTAAGCGCCACATCCTTTTCATTTATCAAAGATTTCAAACGATTCATTTCTGCCCGAATCTTGTCTTCATTGACTCTTTGTCTCTCGATTTCTTCCGTCGTCGCTCGAATCGCAAATTCTAAATTGGTTTTATCTTGCTCCAATTGCCGAGAGATTTCCTCATTTTTTTGTAACTCCTCATACTCCTTTGAGCCAACAACGACGACGGCATCGTCCCTATATATGTCCGGAACAACTAATACCCGCGGGCCCCCCGCCGATGTTTCTTTTTTGTTCGTTTTTTGCGGAGAGGTGTCTTGTTGCTTAATAGCTGCAATTTTGATTTTTTCTTTAGGCTCTTTGACAATTCGGGCAGCCTGCTCGCAATAATAATAAGCCAAATCAACACGAGCTTGCTGCAGAGAGTCGTAAGCAGCGTGTACGTTGCGCGAAAGAGCTTGGCTTGTCTTTTCTGTATAAACCGTGCAAGAACACAGAAAAACAAAAAAGACACAAAGCAACCAAATGTTTTGTGTCTTTTTGTTGGAGTTATCCATGCAAAGTACTTAGTCCCCGCACGGATTTCCTAGCCTAGCACGAACCGCTATGATGTTTAGAAAAATTCTTAACAACAGAACGCGCTCCTATTGGAACAAAATACCTTTTGTTATGATCATAATCTGCAGCAGACATAGTTTGTAAGTATCCTCCTGTTTTATGCTCAAATACAAGTATACCTTTTTTCCGCTTGACAACATCTTGCGATATAGCACAACGAGAGCAGAATACTGTATCAGGCAAAACCTCCCGGCGCTCCGGTTCAATAGCATTGGAACAACAACGGCAAAACATATATATTACTTTTTGGATTTCTTAGGAAGACACTTCAGATTATTAACGCAAAGATCAAAGTTCGGACACCCCTCACAATGCCGCCCGTTATTCAAATAAATATCGGGCCGAAAACACTCCGTTCGAGACATTTCCGTCAGCTCGGAATCCGTAAACTTTCGCGGAGGCGCCGGCACATACAACGGCACTTTATAATCAATCTCCCCCGTTTCTTCTACCGTCCCACCCCCAACAGTTTGCTTCTTTTTTCTAACTATAGCTCCAACCACCTTCCCAACCTTTACAGCCCCCCGACACTTATATCCTCGCAGAAGCTTCTCCGCTGACCCATACTCCTTAATCTTCTTCCGCATCCAAGGACCCACACACGTCGTCAGCTTTCCCGTAACAGAACAAGGTATCTTCGATCCCGGAAATGATCCGTTCTCCTCATAATACTTTACAAAGTATTGAACCAGTTCCTCCGTCAACGGTTCCGCCTTAATCTTAAAACGTTGACCCTTCTTCGCCCGCTTCATTTGTTTCTTACTCTTAATCATGCCCCCACCATCACCCACGAAACTGGACAAGACAACCTTTTTCTAAAAAACACTTATCCCTCCAAAATCAAGCAGTTATACCCGATACCCCCACCGAACATGTCCCCTCCAGATTCATATCTGTTTCAGAAGTGTTTTTGTGTATCCACTTGCATGCCAAGAAGTAACAAAGAGCTTGGAAGCGGAGCGTGTTTGTTTTACTTTCCCAAAGAGCGATCCATTCTTGGTGTAACTCTGTAGGGGACATCTCTTGAAACTTGTTTATTTCATTTATATAAGAAGGGGATTCGAAGGGGTTGGTGTGGCGAGAAAAGAGTTTCATCGGAGATTAGATTGTGCCCTTAATAAGGCTAAGTTGTGAAGGAATATAAAGGGCTATGGAAGTTCCCAAGGAAACACGATCCATTCGGATTCGTGGGCAGCAATACTATATGAATAGCGCCGGGGGGTGTAAACTCTATGAGATCCCGGAGTTTCTACTAAAAAGACGTGAAAGTTATTTGTCCATTCCGGACCCAATCCATTTACGGTCCGGCCCGTATCTAAAATATCATCTACAACAATCCACGTTTCTCCTGGTTGTTGCTGGGGAGGTAAAGATGACTTACCAATAGAAATCACATCAGGACGCTCATCGAGATAGTTACAAAGATACCCAGACGCAAACAAACCCCCCTTCGTAAATGTTAATATCTTAATACTAGCCTTTTTAGCAAGCCGGTTTATATCAGGCGCCAAGCTAAAAGCCGCGTTCTCAATATCTATATACGTCAAATACCTCTTTGTTTTATTCATTCTCCTCCTTTACAGAAATACTAAACTTAATATCAGATAAAAGTTTGCTTACGGCTGACTTAAAGTCCTGTCCCTGAATGTATTCGTGGATAATTTGGGATACGGATTCTTGTATAAGCTGACGAAGGAAGTGTTTATCTCCGATGATATCCTCGACGATGGTTTGAATTTCTTCTGCAAAGGAGGGTTGTTTAGTTTCATCGCGAACGCAATCAGCGACGATTGCTTGAATGGTACTGTAACAAGCTTCCCCGTCTTGTAGAGTTTGTTTTACTATTCCAGAAACGGCATCCCGGAGCCCTGGAATAAAAATTTCTTCGTTTTTCATGTGCGAAACAGCTTAACGCCAATAAACGAAGAAATCAACACCGGCCCGGCAGCAACCACAAAATATCATTCATCCGCATCTTTTATAATGTCAATGTCAGCATCATCCGGAAAATACCCGTGCATCTGAAAATGATTAAGCTGACTGGATATGATTATAAGATCCAGAAAACATTCTGGACAGCATTTTCCGATACCCCGAAAATCCATGGACGTTGTTGTAAAATCCAGACAACAATCACATATAACCTTTTGCAAAATCTTTTTCATATTAATAACTTTGCTTTCCTGTCAGAGTTACAACAAACTCTTTGGTTTGATTATTTTGTTCTAACCATATGCTCCAATGAAATTCTCCGTCTTTGCCTATTCGAAGAGATTCCATAGAAACGTATTCTCTTGGATGTCTGCAATAATTGGTTGCTGGCAATTCCAGGAATTGTTCAGAGGCCCCTCCTGTGTCGAATATAGAACTGATACGAGAAGACGTACAGCTGCCGAATACGAAACACACAAATGCTGCTAATCCGGCAATCTTCATAATAATACTTATGAAAATCTAATGCACCAATTCGATAAACGCCGAAAGACTTTTGCTGCTTTCGTTAACAAATAATAACGCCCCTGCAGAATAGGTCTCTGTAGCCATTTGTAATAAAATTTCTGCTGGCGAATCTGTTGCTTCTGAGCAGTTTCCATCATTTCTTGGCGAAGCTTTTTTCTTTGTTCGTTTGGTATTAGATTTACCAATTTGGCTGTTATTTCTTTTATTTTCTTTGTGTCTGTGGTTACTGACCACTCCAGGTAGGCGTCTGCGTCTCCGTCTGTTTGAAAGTAACAGTGCATAGAAAACTTCTCCGGTACGGAGACGAAATCGATATACGGGCCTTCTTCGTCGACATAACCTCCTAGAAAATGGCCCTCATCAACGACATAAGACGTTTTCTGAAACCGTAAAACGCCTACGAATCCGTTGTTGAAGATTGTGTAGTCCCCCATCCGACAATCAAGGTCCTTGGTTTGATATGAGGCAGTTTGTATCTGCTCTTGTGTTATTTGCGCTTTGCTTAGATCGACTACCGGCAAAGTCCAATCGCATTTCACAAAATCAAAAAGGCCCATTTCTTAATCTTCGTAAATAGCTGAATTGTCCGGATGTTCAAATACTTCAACCTTCGTAACCCAACAACGTCCGTCTGTCATCAGATTGATATGCTCTTGAGCAACCTTAAAACAATACTCTGCAGTCTTTTCAATCCCCACCCCGTCAGCCATAACACGAAGATCTACCACTCCCTTATTATGCAAGGCTTGAAAATCACTAAGCGCCGGATCATCTCCAGCCACACACAATGTATGATCAAATTGCTTCTGCAACGCCATCTTCAACCCCTTTAGCCCCCCAAAGTCGACAACCCAATTCTTTTCATCCAACCCAACGGCCGCAAACCAAAATTTCGCCTTCAGCTGATACCCATGAATCTTGCTGCAATGAGAATGTACCGCCCGCCATTGACGAAACGCACAACTTCCCAACTCGATAACCTTCGTACTAGTATATTTTCTCTTCATTCTTTAATCTTACTCCCGATCTTTCTTTTGTCAACACCAGCCGCATCCGTTCGCTTCCCCCTCGATAAAAAGAATTTCCCACCCCACCAAAATCAGAAAAAAACAACCAACCCCCATCATTTCTGTATTCATAATACTTTCTTCTTAAAGGTTAACCAAGCATCCGCATACGACTCTTTCGTCTCATCCTTCACGTTTTTCGTGTATTGCCAATGCCAACACAACTCCCGCGGCACCTTAAACCCAAAGAATTTTAAAACCTGCATCTGCGTTTCTAATACACTTTGACCGTTCCAGTTTTGACCAACAAAAACTAAGCCGGCTTCGATATCTTTGATAATATTACTCTCCTGGAGAGTGGTCCGGCGGGATTCTAGCCAAGTAAGCCGTTCTAATAACCGAGAATATACCGCATTTGCTTGACCCCATCGCACTGACCCGAAAAATAATACAACATCTGTCTCCAGCAATACTTTGGATATTTTCCACAATTCATCGTCGGGGTGATTTATAGAAGCCCAACACCGATGACATCCGGACGGGTTTTTGCTCTTATCCTTCAAGACCGATTCCTTCGTTCCGCAGTGATACCCCTTCTGATGATCACTCACGTTCCCTTCACAATCGTATATTTTAAGTTTGGAGACATCAATCAATTGACACTTTCCTGCCAGCTTGTCTTGCAAATATCTTGCTACCATCGTAGACTTCGGCACATCTTCGGATTTCTCCCACCGATTCGAAGTAGTTAACAATAAAACCTTTTTATCCTGCCCATCCAAATACTCTACCATTTTAGATAAAGCTGCCCGCTCCTTGTTCTCTAAGAGATAAAAATAGTTCTCAAAATTCATTCCACTTTATATTTATAACCCCAACACAAAATTCAATCTCATACTTCTTTGTTCCTTACCCTAACCCAATCCTGAACAGAAACCCGAACAGAATTCCAAACAGAATCCCAAACAGAAACCCCAAC